GTGCCGCTCTCGCCCGCGGTCGCCGTGCCGCCGTGGCCCGCGGTCGCCGTGCCGCCGTAGCCCGCGGTCGCCGTGCCGCCGTGGCCCGCGGTCGCCGTGCCGCTCTCGCCCGCGGTCGCCGTGCCGCTCTCGCCCGCGGTCGCCGTGCCGCTCTCGCCCGCGGTCGCCGTGCCGCCGTCGCCCGCGGTCGCCGTGCCAAAAACGCACAGCTTCCCGGCGGGCGAGTGCGCCTGCATGAAAGCGACTGCATCGTCTCGCTTGCCGACGAACCGCACGATCCCGCGCGGCGCCTTGTGTTTTGCGCCGCCATCGAGCTTGACCACGCTGGCCTCATCGACCTCGAAAACAACCCATACCGAGTCGTCTTGTAGCCGCAACTCGCACGCGCGCCCCTCGCCCCACAACAGGCCGTGCAGGCCGTAGCCACACACAGGGCGCGGGTCCCAGTCCTGCGCCTCGACCGGGCCCGAGATAGGCCAAATGAAGTTTCGCGACGGCAACACGATCCCGCGCATGCCCGGCGCGCACGTGCGGAGCATCAGTGCCCGACCGGGCGGAACGGAGTACTCAGCGGCGCTCACAGCCCGGCCGCCTCTCTCGCCGCCATCCTCCGCAGGTACAGCGGCGGGCTCGGCGGCGACTTCACGAGCGGCCCCATGCGGTCGAGGAAGTCGCGCCGCGGGCCGTTCAACTCTACGCCGTGCGCGCGCGCGAGGGCGACGATGCGGAGCGATTGTGTTTCGTTGAGCGGGCGCCGCTCGTCGAGCGTCATCAGCATGTTGCGGACGAGTGTCTTCTCGTCGCTCGGAAGGCGCTTGCCGGCGAGCGCGGTGAGTACGGCGTGAGGGTCGAGCATGATGTTCTCCGGATTCGGGTGGCGGCCACGCGGCGTAGGGCGCACGCGAGCGAGGGGTCGCGCTGTGGGAGGCAGGCGAGCACTCGCGTGCGCTCTGCGCCGCGGGGGCGCAGTGCGGCCAGCACGGCCGACAGACAGGAAGGTGAAAGTCCAGACCCGGGGCCCTGCGGAGGGAACCCGACACCGATGAGACAAGGGCGCGTTTCGCCGAGTACCGAGGATGTACGAATGCACCTCGAAGACGGCGTTCGCTGCGAGGGCGCGTCTGGTGGAAGTCGTAGGTGCGCAACCGTTTCGAGCGAAAGCGAAGTGCCGTGAGGCGTGCGCAGTGGGTGAGCCGGCTGCCGGCGGCGAAGCCCGATTTCCGTGAGAACTGCTGCATGTATGGGCGACGGGATGGGTGCGAAGTCTGTCGTGTCTTACCTGGCGAGATCTGTTGGGCTCCGCGCGAGCGGTAGGCCGTAGAACGAGAGAACGAAAGTCGATGGCCCAGCAGAAGTCCGATGGACGAACGGTACCGAAAGGGCGGCGAAAGTCGCTCCAAACGCGTGGCGTCGAGAGCCGCGCGGGAGGGACAGCGTCCACGGTCGAACAACGAGCGTGTCAACTTGGACTGCGATTCGGGACAGCCGAAGTCCGCTCTGCAAAGGCAGAGCGGGTCGACGGTCGTGCGGAGGCTCGCGAACGAGCTTCTGCGCGGCGCGCGACGCCGAAGCCGAAGCGCACGACGAGAAAGGTCACGCTGGCGACGATGGAGGAAGTGGTCTCGCGACTTCGCGAGGCGTTTGCGAACGTGGCGTCGAACAAGGGCGCTCCGGGCCCGGATCGGCAGACGATCGACGCGGTGTCTCGGCACCTCGACGAAGCGCTGACGATGCTCGAACGCTCGCTCATCGACGGGAGCTACCGAGTCGGCGACATCCGACGCGTCTGGATCCCGAAGGGCGGCGGCGGCGAGCGGGGCTTGGGTATTCCGAACGTGATCGATCGCGTGGTGCAAGAGGCGGTGCGCATGGTCCTCGAGCCTGTGTACGAACCGACGTTCCACGCGAGCAGCCACGGGTTCCGACCGAAGCGAAGCTGCCACACGGCTATCGCCGAGGCGCGCGGCTACCTGGACGAAGGGCACGAAGTGGTGGTGGATCTCGATCTGGAGAAGTTCTTCGATCGAGTCCATCACCAGCGGCTGATGGCGAGGCTCGCGCAGCGAGTGTCGGATGTCCGCCTGCTTCGACTCATCGGCCAGATGCTGAAGGCCAAGGTGGTGATGCCGGACGGCGTGAAAACGAGCACGGAAGAGGGGGTGCCGCAGGGTGGTCCGCTCTCTCCGTTGCTCAGCAACGTCGTGCTGGACGAGCTCGATCGCGAGCTCGAACGGCGTGGTCATCGCTTCGTGCGCTACGCGGATGATTGCAACATCTACGTGCGCAGCGAGCGGGCAGGGGAGCGCGTGATGGCGAGCGTGAAGGACTTCATCGAGCGGCGGATGCGCCTCAAGGTGAACGTCGCGAAGAGCGCCGTCGCGCGGCCGGAAGAGCGGCACTTTCTGGGCTTCAGTCTGCGGCGCGAGCCGACGGATGGAAGGGTGGAAACGCTGCTGTCGAAGCGCTCGAAGGAGCGCATCGACGAGAAGATTCGAAGCCTGACGCCGCGCAACTACGGCGGCAGGCTGTCGACGTGCATCGCTACGGTGAACGCGGTGCTCGCCGGCTGGATCGGCTTCTTCGGCATCTGCACGCAGCAGGTCGAACGAACGCTGCACACCCTCGACGCGCACATCCGGCGACGGATGCGCGCGATCTTGGTGAAGCAGTGGAAGCAACGCACGACGATCGTCCGGAACTGCATCCGACGCGGGGTCAAGCCGAGCACTGCGTGGCGGAGCATCTACGGGGCGCGCAAAGGCCCGTGGGCGCTCAGTCACGCGCATGCGATCGATCAAGCACTCGGCAAGGCGTATTTCGCCAAGTCGGGGCTCGTGACGCTGCACGCACAGTGGATGGCGAGACAGCGCGCCATCGCCGCGCCGGTCCAGCTCTTGCTGGGGCTGGCGTAAGCGAGGTCGTGAACCGGCCGGCGGCGGGGGTCGCAACCCGTCGTCCCGAAGAGCCGTATGTGAACAGCACTCGTACGGTTCTGTGAGAGGCGCCCTCCGTGAGGGGGGCGCCTACTCGAGGGGGCTAGTAGTCCATGGGTCCGAAATCGTCGTCGGGCGGCGGCGCGCCGTAGGCCGGGCGAGCGGCCGTGCGCGGCGCGCTCGCGGCCGGCGTCCGCGCCGTCGTCGAGCGCGTGCGAGCGGCGCCGACGACCTCGCTCTTGCCCGTCGCGTCGAACGCGCGCACACGCTCGCGCATGCGGTCGGCGAAGCTCTTGGCCTTCTCCGGTGCGAGGGCGAAGCGGCCGACGCCGCCGGTGTTGACGGATGCGGAGACGTACGTCTTGCCGTCGTTCCCCTGCTCGTGCTTCACGGCGATCGAGTGTTTCGTCTCGGTGTCGAGCGCGACGGCCGCGAGGTCGTCACCTTTCCAGCCGAGCGCGCGGAGCTGCGCGAACGTGAAGTCGGTTTGCTTGTCGGTCTTGAAACCGTATCGCGCGGTGACGAGGTCGCCGCTCGGAAGTCGGAATTCGACGACGTACTGCTCGTCGCCGTTCTTCGACTCGGTCAACGCGTACGCGTTCACGGTCGCTTGGTAGCCGCCTTCGGGTGTGTGTTCGCTCATGGTCGTGTCTCTCTCTGGCCTATCGGCCGTCGTTCTCGGGGTTGATCCATTCATCGTGTGCGCGGCTCGCGCGCTCTGCGTCGGCGAGCTCGGACGCTTGCATCTGCGCGAGCAGCGCGAGCCCTTCCTCGTCGCTCGGTCGCGCGTTCGCTTTCGGTGCTGCCGCATGGACGGCGGCCTTCGCGGCGCGCGGTTTCGCGGCCTTCGGCGCCGTGACGATGACAGCCTCGCGTGCTTCGACGACGCTCGTGCGCCACGGCATGCACGAAGCGAGGTGCGCGCACGGCCGGTTGTACTGCTCACACGCGGTCGGATTCCGTGGATAGTCCCCGCGCTCCGCAGCCTGCGCAACGCGCACAATCGTCTCGCGTGCGAGCGCCGACTCCTCCGCGAGCGCCGCCGCCGGGATGACGGTCGGCAGGTAGCGCACGCGGCGCCCGTCGCGTTTCGTCTCGCTCATGACGAGCGAATCGATCACCCCGTCGGGCTCTGCGAAGTAGTCCTCTCGATGCGTGCTCGCGAGCGCGTATGTCCCGAGCTGCACGAGGTATCGCGGCGGCGGCGACATCGCGCGCGTGGTTGTTTTCAGGTCGCGCACCGCGCTCGTCGTCTCGCAGTCGATCGTCCCCGTGAGCTCGTAGAGCGCGTCGGGCGCGTTCAACTTCGGCACGGCGATCGAGACGGAGAACGGACGCTCGCTCGCGGTCACCGTGCCGAGCGTCGGCACCACGTGCTCGACGTATCCGGCCGCGAACGCGACGGCGCGTTCGACCATCGCGACGCGCTCGCTTGCGGCGTCCTCCTCCTGCGAGAAGTCGACATCTTCGATCAGACGATCGGCCTTGTCGCGCGTCGCCGCGACGACCTCGTCGAGTGACGGCGCCGGACGTCCGGCGATGATCGCGCGGTTGTACAAGTCCGCGCCCGCGTGCGCCGCGGTGCCCGTCGCCATGCGAGGGTACGTCGGACCGCGCTGGCCCTCGATGTACTCAAGGCGAGCCTTGCGCGGACATTCGAGGAACGTCGCGACAGACGACTGCCGCAACGGGAATTCCTGGGCCATTACTGCGCCGCCTGCGCGTCGAGCGCCGCTTCGATGCGCGCGCGCGCATCGGCGAACAACCCAAGCGCGGTGCCCGCATCCTCTTCGTTGAGCGCGTCACGCGCCTTCGTCGAGTGCTCGAAAACGGAGTCGACGCGCGCGAGGTCCTTCGCCGCGTCGAGCGCGCGGCGCAATCGCGCGAGGGTGTCGGCGCCATCGTAGGGCTTCGTGGCGACGGGCTTGGGCGCGGGCGCCGGCTTCGGGGCGTCGGCGATGCGTTCGACGGTGACACGCTGAACCGACTCGACGCGCACGGGCTTGCTCTCGGCAATCTCCGCCGCCTCGTCCTCGGTGATCAGTCCGAGCAAGACGTCCGGATAGACGTCGCGCGCGAGGTACGCCTTCGCGCGCGCCGAGAGCATCCGCACCGGGTGCTTCTTGTACATCCGCGACTTGCTCATCGTGAGCTCGGCCGCTTCCGCGTCGGCCATCGTGAACGTGTAGCGCTGCGGCTCGCTGCCCTTGCGCTTCGTCTCCCACGTCGCCGTCGTGGCGGTCTGCTCGACGACGCGGAAATACTCGCAGTGGCCGCTGGCGATGCACGCGGCGATCATTCCGTCGGCGGTCAGCGTGGGCTTGCCGTCGAGTAGGTGAAACGCGCTCAACGCCTGCGTGTAGCTGAACCCGAGGTCGCGCCCGCGCATGGCGAGCATGAGCGCCTGCGGAGCGGTGTAGCCGTAAAGCCGCGAGTCCGCGGCGTCCGCCGCGAGGTCGCGCAGCTCCGCCATGTTCGTCGGTTCGATTACTGCGATCGCGGTCGTCTTCTCGTTCATGTTCGTGCTCCCTGTTCGTGACGTTGATTGTTCGCAGGCGCCGCGCGCAGTCCGTCCCACTGCGCAGCGACGTGCTCCTCGGCGGCGCGCATGGCGCGCGTGTGCATCGCGACCAGTCCGTCGCGCGCGTCGGTGCAGACCGTGTGCGCGCGTCCGTGTTGGATCGCCTGAATGACCAGAAGGGTCGCGCGCCGCGCCTTGCCGTCCTCGACGACGTGGAGGAACCGGAGCGGCGTGAGCAGGTCCGTCGAGCGAACCCAACGCACGGCGGCCGCGAGATTGTCGGCGCTCACTGCCGCCCCTCCAGCGCGTCCCACGCGCTCTGCCAGCACCAGCACGCGCAGACCGCCGCGAACGCCGCGCCGACGACGTCGAGCGCCATCGCAATCTGGTCGCGTCGAGCGCGACCGTCCAACCGCGCGCGCCACAGCGCGCGGATGTGCTCGTTGCGGTCCATCATCGCGCAACCGCCATGAAGTCGGCCACGGGTTGTCCATCCTTCCCGTGGACGGTCGCGGCGTGCGTTCCGTCGACGTGTCGCGCCGCGAACTGGCGCGCCGTCGACTCCCGGCGGAAAAAACGCACCTGAGTGGTGCACCACTGAAACGGCGCAATGCGCATGGAAACGGTCACATGGATCTGCGACTTCTTAGTCATCTGCTCTCCTCGCGGCCCCTCAGCCGCTCGTCGAATCGTCCCGTGCACTCCGATTCTCCCGTCCCCTCGCGTTGTCGCGTCCGTTGGCTCAGTGGCCCCGTAGGGCGGTCGGCTGTCCCGGAGCTGGCGAGAACACTCGCGTACGCGCTCGGTTCGTGGTCGGCGGCCCTCGCGGCCGTCGTGAGGCAGAACATAGGTGACTCCCGGCACCGGTGTCAAGTGCGCATCGTCGGAATCGACGCCGCGCGAGAATTCACGGCGGCGGGATGACGAATTCGACGACGACCGTCTTCGCGTTCCGCGCCCACTCGCACGAGGTCACGACCTCTCCGTCGCGCACGTACGGAGACGACGCGATGCACTCTGTGCCGTCGATCATGCCCATGTACACGGCGAAATCGTGGTCGACGCACGTCACCGCGTGAACGCCCGCGAGCGACGCGCGCGAACGTCCCGGCACGAGCGCCGCGGCGAACTTCTGCCCGACGGAGTTCGTTCTCGCGCACGTGACCGAGACGACTTGCGTCGTCGGCGCGCTCGCCTCCGGTGCCGATTCGGCCGGCGCGTCGTCGACCTCGATCGGTGCGGCGTCCGGCGCGTTCGAGGCGCACGAGGTGAGTATCAGAGCGATGGCGATGTGTTTCATGCGCCCATCGAAGCACGCGGACGCGACTCGCGCAACGTCCGCTTGACACCGGTGCCCGCTGTCACCTAGTGTGACGGACATGCGAAAGAAGAAACCGCCCGCTCCGACGGGTGCCGCACTGCTCACGAAAGCCATCGCGGCTCGTGGGCTTACTCAGGGTGACATCGAGCGCAAGCTCGGCGTCGCCGACGGGCTCGTGTGCCGATGGTGTTCGGGGGCTCGCGTCCCGAACCTGCGTAATGCGCTCGCGTTGGAGGCCCTCGTCGGAGTGCCCGCGACGGCGTGGTTCGCGAGGAGGGCGGCATGACGCTCGACGACCTGCTCGAAGAGCTCGCCACGGCGCCGACGCGCGCGGCGCTCGAAGCGTACTGGCGCGCGAACGGGATGCGCGAGGCCGCGCTGTTGCACCTCGCCGGCGACCGCGAGGCGTACGCCGCCGCGTGGCACGCGTTTCAGAAGGCGCGGGATGCGTTCGATGCGCCGACGGAGGTCGCATGACCCGCCGCATCGACATCGACCGCCTCGTGGCCGAGGCGTTCTACAAGCCTTCGCACATCGTCGGGAACATCTACCAGGGCGGCGCGCCGACGATCGGCCCGCACATGCGCGCGGCGGGCGTCGACTGCCTCGTGCTCGCCGCGATGGAGCTCCAAGGCCCCGCCGAGGACTACCCCGGCGTCGAGGTGCACCACGCGCCCGGCGACGACACCGACGTCAACTGGATCGATCCTGCCACGATCGCCGTATGGGATGCCGCCGCGCAGTGGGCGGCGCATCGCGCGATCGCAGGAAAAAACGTACTGATCACATGTGCGATGGGCTGGAATCGCAGCGGGTTCGTCACGGCGCTCGCCGTACGCCACCTCACTGGCTGGACCGGAGAACGCTGCGTCGACCTTGTGCAGCGGCGTCGGCCGAAGGGGCTGTCGAATCAATCGTTTGCGCGGTGGCTGCGGAAGCTGCCCGCGTGCGTGCCGCTCCCCGAACCGGCGGCGACGTGCGGGCTCGTTGATGCGTTGGGCGTCCCCATGTCTTTCGGAGAACCGCGATGAACTCCATCGATTTCCTGAACCTCTGCGCGCAGGACGTGCTCGGCATGCCCGATTGGCGATGGCGTCGGTCGGAGGCGGTCGACCCGCCCGGCACGCTCGTCCTCACCGGCGCCGTGTTCTGCGAGCTCTACAAGTCCGGCCCGAAGAAGGGGAAGCTGAACTTTGGAAAGCCGACCGCCGGCACGGAGCGAACCGTCGTGCTCACGCGGGCACAGCGGGATGCGACGGCGGCCCGACTTGAGCAGCGCACCGGCGTCTGCTCCGAATGCTTCGGCAGCGGCGAATCGATCTATCATGGGCAGCCGTCATGCAAGCGCTGTAAGGGGACCGGCGGCGTAGAGGGCGTCGGTGGCGTGATGGCGTCCGGGGACTTCACGACCACGACGCACCCGCTTGTGGGAGGCGATCGGGCAGTTCTGCGACGATGCCCTGGGCTACAACCCGGAGGACGCATGACCGCCGGCGACTTCGCCGTCCTCACTCACCCCATCGCCCGCCGCACGCACCGCTGCGCCTGGTGCGGCGCGACGACGCGGCCCGGCGACGTGTTCGCGCGGCTGCTCGCGTACCAGGCTGGGCGCGTCGACACCGAAGCGTTCTGCACGGCGTGCGTGCCGCAGGCGCGGAAGAAGCGGGGGGCGTAGGTGGCTGGCCGAATCCGAACGATCAAGCCGGAGCTGATGGAGGACGCCGCGACCGCGGGTCTCTCGCACGAGGCTTTTCGCGTGTTCATCGGGATGATCACCGTCGCCGACGACCACGGCATCCTGCGCGCCACGGACCGATACCTCGAGAGAGTCGCGTTTCTCGAGGTCGAGTCGGAACGCCCGATCGCCCACATCCGCAGCGAGCTCGCGCGCAAGCTCGTGACGTTCTACGAAGCCAGCGACGAGCGCTACGCGCACCTCCGTGGCTGGCAGAGACACCAGCGCGTCGACAACGCCGCGGAGCCTCGCCTTCCGCTCCCGCCGGGGTTCGTCAGTCGCCGTCGCGAAAGGCATGACGGCAAGCGCGCAAGGTACTGGTGGGCGATCGAACTTGTCACGGTGGCAAGGACCCAAGTGGGTGGGCCTGTCACGGTGGCAGGCACCACACCGGCGGAAGCTGCCGAAATTGCCGCCGCTGGATCACCGATCACTGATCGCGGATCACCGATCACGGAGCAGAGATCACCGCGGGCGGGCGCGGGCGCGCCCGAGACTCCGCTCCCGGTTGAGGGCACGGAGACGGCGGAGGAGCGTCGACGAATCGAGCTTGAGGACGCAGCCGTGAAGACGGCGAAGGCAGCGACCAAAAAATCGACGCCAGCTACCCTCAGCGCCCCGTGGACGCGCGATAGCGACCTCCAAGCCGCATCGGCCCATGCACACGACCAAGACGACGCAGAAGCGATTGCGGACATCCTGGCGGAGCTGCGTCAGGGCGTCCGGTGCTACCCGACGGCGAAACTCGACGACGCGCTGGACGGATCCAGGCGACTCCTGGCCGTTCTGCTCGCGTCGCCGGAGGTGCAGCGCGAGAAGCCGGGGATGAGTCTCGTTCGCACCATCGTGAATCGGCTCATCGAGGAGCGCGCGAAGTACCCTAGCGCGCCCGATGACGAGATTCTGGCTCGGCTCGGACGGTTCGCCGGTTACGAGATCAACAACTTCGCCGCTGACGTGCGGCGAGGAATTGTGCGCGGCGTCATGCGCAAGGCAGCGAACGCGTGACGCGCCCTCTCCGGTTGGCGCGCGAACGGTTCAAGCCGATCGTACAGGCGATCGATGTCTCCGGACGCGTGCCGCCGCATGACCTCGGCGCGGAGGCGGCCGTCCTTTCGGCCATCTTGCTCGACGGGTCTCAGCTCGACGTCGTGGCGTTCTTGTCTCCGGAGCACTTCTACGCCGAGGCGCATCGTCGTATCTTTGAAGCTGCTCGCGAGCTTGCGGCAAAGTGTACGCCCATCGACGTCGCGACAGTGGCTTCGTGGTTGAAAGACCGAGACTGGCTTCACGCAATCGGCGGAGTGACGATGCTCAATCGCATCGTCGACGCGACCCCTGCAATCGCACACCTTGAGGCGCATGGGCGCATCGTCGCGGAGAAGGCCAAGATACGGGCGCTCATCGACGCGTGCCAGCAAACGGCAGCGCAGGCGTATGGCGACTACGGCGATCCGGTCGAATTCTTCAACGCGCACTCCTCGAAAGTCGAGGCGATCAACGTACGCTCGCAATCGAGCGGACTCGTGCAGAGCTACGACGCGGCGGCGTCGGCGCTTGCATTCAACGTCAAGCCCGCGGTCGGGACGGGGATCGAATCGCTCGACGAAGTACTTGGCGGCGGGCTATTCGACGGCGAACTGATTGTCGTTGCTGCGTATTCTGGCGTCGGCAAGACGAGTTTCGCGATGGGCGTCGCGAAGCACATCGCGTCCGCAGAGCGCGAAGGCGGCGCAATTGTTGGCGCGGCCATCTTCTCGCTTGAGATGCCGAAAGAGCAGCTCTGGCAAAGGTTCGCCGCATCGGACTCGAACACGAGCATGGAGGCGGTGCGCCGAAACAACTTCGGCAACCAATGGGGCAACTACGTTGCCTCAATGAATCGAATCGGGCAGATGCCGCTATGGGTTGACGACAGCCCAGCGAACACCGTTGCAGAGATGACGAGCGGAGTCATGGCCTTGCAGCGAACGTTCGACATACCAGGCCGCCGCCGCATCGGCCTCGTCGTCGTCGATTACTTGCAATTGGTGCGCGGCATCGGCGACAACCGAGAGGGTGAGATCGCATCAATCTCGCGTGGCTTGAAGGGCATGGCTAAGCGTTTGCGGCTGCCAGTCGTCGCACTCTCGCAGCTCCGCAAGCCGGGCGAGGGGGCGGAATTCAAGCGGCCGCAATTGAGCCAGCTGCGCGAATCCGGCGCAATCGAGAACGACTCTGACGTGATTGTCTTCGCCCATCGACCCGAATGGGTTGAACACAAGCGAGACCCAGACCACCGGATTCCGGAGGTAGAGCCCGCAGAAATCATCGTTGCGAAGCAGCGAAACGGTCGACTCGACACTGCGCGCGTGGCGTTCGTCGGGCGCACCACGACGTTTCGTGAGCAGACTCACTCGGAGCGTGACTCGTGGTCGCGAGACCAGTCGGATGACCCGTATCAGTCAACGAAGAAGCGGAGGTTCTAGATGCAAAATAAACGCGACAAGAAACTAACGGCGACGGTCGCAGCCATCCGCAAGCGACAACTTTTCGACGGGACGGCCAGCGACAAGCGACACGTTTCGCACGCCATCGTCGAAGCGTTGGAGGCGATGATGCGGCAAAGTTCAAATGAGCAACACGGAGCGAAGCGATGAAATTCGAAAGCGACGTCGAGCGAGAATTCTGGTCTCATGTCGTGCTGGCGCTCATCGCCACGCGAGGACCGGCGGACGCGTTGACCGATGCGGACACGCTGCTCCACTGCATGCGCTCCCGCTCGTCGGACTTGCGCGATCACGGCGGACTGACGTTCTGCCTCAACGACGTCGCCGAGGCAATCGAGGCCGCGGCGAGCGGGCCGATGGACCGGGCCACGGCGGACAAGATGGCTATGGCGGCTTGGAAGGCGATGGGGGGACAATGAGCGACCCCATCGTGCGCTTCTGTGAAGAGCCCGACCGCGCAGACCTCGCGCCCGTGACCGACGCCGAACTCGCGCAGTGGCAAGAGGCGAGCGACCGGCGTCGCCAGATGGAGCACGAGAGCGAGCAGATGCGCCGCTTCATGGCCATCTTCGAGATGGCCTACGGCGAAGACGTCGTGCCCCGCCTGCTCGCCGAGGTGCGGCGATTGAGGGCGCGATGAACGCCTACGACCTGTCCCAACTCCTCGCCGCCGAGGTCGCAGGCATCCCCGGCTGGCAGTGGTCGTCATCCGAGGCCATCGACCCGCCGGGGACGCTGCTGATGACCGGCGCTGTCTACCCCGTGACGTACAAGAGCGGCCCGCGCAAGGGGCGGACGAACTACGGCAAGCCGACGCCGGGGACGGAGCGAAAGATCGTCGTCACGCGGGCGCAGCGTGACGAGTTTTTTGCGCGATGGGAGCAGTCGAGCGGCGTGTGCTCGGACTGCTTCGGCGACAAGGGGCGCGAAGTCTGGTCCACGAAGGCCAACGCGAAGCAATGGCAGACGTGCAAGCGCTGCAACGGCACCGGTGGCGTCGAAGGCGTCGAGCGCGTCGAAGATCCGGCCAAGACCGCACCCGTCGATGCGCAGGCGTCGCTATTCGGAGGCACGCGATGACCTTCCAAAGCACCCCGCCGCCCTCGCTCGACGAGCCGGACACGGACGATGCGCCGCCGCCCGACCCGGACCTCGAGCGGCTCCTCGCCGAACACGCCGCGGAGCTCGCGCCCCTGTCGCGTGACGCGCGCGCATGGCTGCGGCTCGATCGTTTCGTGTCGGCGTACCCCGACGGCGGCACGCACGACCAAGTCGGCAAAGCGCTTGGCTTGTCACGCCAGCGCATCGAGCAAATCGAGCGCATCGCGCTGCGGTCGCTGGCGTTCGCCCTGTACGCGTCGGCGGAGGAGCCCAAGCCGCCGGACGACTTCCACGCGCGCGGGCGAGGCTCGGCGGCCAAGCGCGACGAGATGAGGCGCGCCGATGCGCGGGTCATGGCGGCGCTCGCCGACGGACCGCTCGCGGGCGACGAGATAGCCGAGGCCGTCGGCGTGGACGTCGAGGACGACACGGCGCACGCGACGCTGTCTCGGCGGCTGCAACGGCTGGCCGACGAGGGGCGCATCGTGCGGCGGGGGAAGCGGTGCGGGTGGACTGTGTACGCGAGGGCGCGATGATTGCCGCACTTTTCGTCGAAACGAACGGCGTATACTTTGGGCTCCCCGACGTTGACCCGTGGGACATCCGGCGCGATGCTCGGCTGTACGATGGGCCGCATCCTGTCGTGGCGCATCCGCCGTGCCAGCGATGGGGGCGATACTGGTCGGGCGGCCCGATGTTGGCGCGCGGTCCAAACGCGAAGAAGAAAGGCGACGATGACGGATGCTTTGCATCTGCCATCGCGTCCGTGCGCCGCTTCGGCGGTGTACTTGAGCACCCTGAGGCGTCGCATGCGTGGCGTGCGTTTGGCGTTATCGCGCCTCCGAAAAGCGGCGAATGGGTGACTGGCGACCGTATCGGGTGGACGTGTTGCGTCGAGCAAGGCCACTACGGTCACCAGGCTCGCAAGGCGACGTGGCTGTACTACGTGGGCGAATGGCCGCCGCCGCCATTAGTGTGGGGACCATCCGCGGGGCGCAAGATTGACGCGGGATTCCACTCGAAAGCCGAGCGCGCGGCAGCTACAGAAGCGCAGCGAAAGGTGCCGCGCATATCTGAAAATGAACGCACCGCGACTCCGCTCGCGTTCCGAGACGCGCTGATCAACATCGTACGCGGCGCGCGTGCGCGAGGCGCAACGTGAAACGCGAACGCCGCCCGCACTCGCTGTGCATGTTCGAACTGCCCGGTGTGCGGCTGAAAAACCGCTCGAATCTGTCGCTCGGCACGACGAAGGCGGCCATGTTCGCGGCGTCGCGCGAGAAGGCCAAGCTCCGCGGACAGGCGTACACGGCCGCATCTGCGCACATCGGTCAGGCGGTCAAGGCGCGGCTCGCCGCGGGCCTGACGGTGGTCATCACGCGCGTCGCGCCGTCCGCTGGCCTCGACGAGCACGACGCGCTCGCGGCGTCAGCGAAGCAGGTCACCGATGCGGTCGCCGACGCGTTGGGCCTCGCGAGCGACCGCGACCCGCGCGTGGCGTGGCGATACGCCGCCGAGCGCGGACCGTGGGGCGTAGTCGTTGAGGTGGTCGAGCGGCGCGAGTGCGAGGCATGCGGGCAGGTGGTAGCGTAGGACATGGACTCGCTACCCTTCCGCACCTTCGACGAAATCCGCCGAGCCATCTGCGCCGGCGAGATGTCCGGTGATCCGCTCGACGGCGTCGTAGACCGCGCGAAGTTCATCGAGCGCATGAACGAACTCGATGCGGCGGCGAGGCTGGTCGAGTCGACGATGGTCGAGGTCCCGCGCGCCGAGTAGCTCACCCCGCCGCAATCGCGAGCGCCGCAAGGCACTCGACGACGCGCTGGCGTTGCTCGGCGGGCAACGACGGACACGCGAGCACGCTACGCCACACGTCCGCCGCGGCGTCGCCGAGGTCGACTGCGGCAAGGCACATCGCCAACTCGTCGCGCGCGACCCAGGCGTACACGTCGCGCTCGATGAAGCACGCGTCGCCGACGGGCAGACGCAGCGACGCCGCGAGCTTGGACCACTCGAGCGCAGCGTGGTGGTCGCCGCGGGCGCGGTACAGCCGCACGAGCGCGACCATCGGCTCGGCGCGTGTCGGGCGCATCGTAGCGGCGTCGATGTGCGCGCCGATGGCCGCGACGGTGTCGTCGAGCGATTCGAGGCATCGCCCGATCGAGTAGCGCGAGTACCACGACGACTCGCACGTGAGGCCAAGCGCGATGTGTTCGCCGAACGCGTCGATCGCACGGGCGTACTCGCCCGCAGCGTGCCACGAGACGCCCTTGTAGAACCGCATCCGCGCGTCGTACGCGTTGCCCGGCAGCGCCTGCCAGGCCTCGATGCGCCGCGCGTGCTCGGCGAACCGCTCGGGGCCTGAGTGCGTGTCCGTGTGGCGGATGTACGTGAACCCCTCGAGCAGCGGCGGCGGCGTGTACGGGTCGAGCGGTGCGGCGCGGCAGAACGGGATTTCGTGCAGCGGGTAGCGCCAGCGCCAGCCGAGCCCAGCGCGGAACACTCGCGGGAAGCGCCACTCGTGCCCGCTCGCGACTTCGACCTCGCGGAACTCCCACACGGGCTCGTCGCCGGCCGCGTCGATGGACTCGGCGAGCGTGCCGCCAGTCGCCTGTATCTCGTCGTCCGCGTCGACGTTGAGCCAGTGAGTAGTGCCGAATTGAGCCGCGTGCAGCTCCGCGTAGTGGAACAGGTCCGAGCGCATCTGCCCACCGTCGCCGCGCTTGAACGCGAAGACGTGGCCCGGGATGTCGAGCCGTTTCAGCAGCCGCACGAGCTCGCCGCCGAGCGGGTCGCCAGGCGTCACGCTGATGAACGCGCCGTCTACGTGGCCGCGGACCGACACGAGGGCGCGCTCGACGATGTCGATGCGCTCGCGCGCGTTCATGACCAGGACGGGGCGAGCGAAGCGGATGGGGCGCGGCATGCTGTAGGTGTAGCGGACGGGTCGCGGGACCGCCATTGCGCCTCTACGGGGGACACATTGCGCCTCTACGGGGGAAACTTCACCTGCCCGGCGGGCGCAGCGGTTTCGCGTATCCGTCGTCGATTTCGAACCGCGCGGCTGGGCTCGCGGGAATCGGCGGGACGTGGATTCCGAGCCGCACGCACGTGCGTTCGAGCGCGGCGCGTTGGTTCGGCGACAGCGGTCGCTGACTGCGCCGAAGGTCGCCCGCGATGGCGTCGACGAATCGGCGCACGCCTTCGGCCGCGTGGTACGGCGCGCCACTCGCGCACTTCGCGGTCACCTCGGCGGCCAACCGCGCCGCGCACTCGCTCGCCAGCGACAAGTCGCGCTGCGTCGCCGCGTCCATCGGCCGGGCGTCCCGCGCGCTCCACTGCGTTGCGCTGCCGCCTGCCCACCGTGCCGAACCGCGGTCGAAGCTGCGTTGGCTCATGCGGTGCATCGTAGCGAATCCGCTGGCCGGCAAGCGCGAAAAATAGGGACACGCGGCGCGACGGGCAGGCCACCGGACGCGATATAGTGGCTCTATGTACGGTGCGCCGGTGTGGCACACGTTGGGCAGATTGAGCCACTTGCGCTAGGGTGCCGGAGGTGGCTGAGAAGGCGAAGAAGGGGAAAGCGGGCGGCGGAAAGCGGGGCGCGGCCGTCGGTCACTCACGCGCGCGCGCGCGCGAAACACCGCCAAAATACGGTGTGCCGACTTGCGCAGCCGATGCCACGGACGTTGGCTCTCGCGTGCTCTGGATCCGCGAACTGATTTCGATCGGTGCATGGGTCCCCGGCGTGACGAGCCACGCGCTCGCGTACGAGTGGCAGTGCACGGCGAACAACGTCGGCAGGATGGCCGCCGAGGCGCACCGCCAGATGCGAATGGGGCTCACACCCGAGGCGGCGGCCGACATGCGCACGATGGCGCTTTCCTTCCACCAGAAGGTCGCGACCGAAGCGTTCGCCGCGCGCGAATTCACCGCGGCCACGAAGGCCATGCTCGCCTACTGCGCCGTCGCTGGCCTCGACGGACCGCCCCCCGCGCCGGCTGCGAAGTCGAGCGAGGCCGACCTCGCACGAGCTGCCGAGGCGGTGCGCGCGCGGTACCTCGAGGCGCAACGGCGCGAGGCAGAGGCCGCCAAGCTGCGCGCGCCGCCCGTCGAGGAGCCGACGGACGATGAGGACGAGGACGAATGACGTCGCATCTGCCCTACTGCACGAGCGACGCGGAGGACCTCGCACGCCGGTACGTGTGGGAAGTCAACGCGCGTCGCGAGCAACTGCCGCCCGATGGCGAGTGGTCGGTGTGGTTGATTCTCGCCGGGCGCGGGTTCGGGAAAGCGCTCGACCTGTCGACGGCGATTCCGACGCCGTCCGGGTGGACGCGGCTCGGCGACATCGCCGCCGGCGACGCAGTGTTCGACGAGTCCGGCAGGCCTTGCCGCGTCACCGCCGTGCACGAGGTGCCGGCGCCCGAAGTCGCGTACCGCCTGCACTTCTCCGACGGGACATCGCTCGACGCGTGCAGTGACCACCAGTGGGTCACGTGGACGCACGCCGAGCGCAAGTCGTTCCTTCGCTCGCGGTCCATGCGCGACCGCTCGCGGTTCCCGCCGGAGTGGCCGGCGTGGCGCAGTATCCACCGCGGGCCGCAGGTGCGCACGACGCAGGCCATCGTCGACACGTTCACGCACGGAACGCGCGGCGATACGAACCACTGCGTTCCGACGTGCGGGCCGCTCGAGCTACCCGACGCGGCGCTCCCCATCGACCCCTACGTGCTCGGCGCGTGGCTCGGCAACGGCGCGAGCGCGAGCGGCGACGTGTTCGGGCACGAAGACGACCTACCGCACGTGCGCGCGCAATTCGAACGCGCGGGCATCCGCACGACGACGCGGCGCGACCCGCAAGCGTTCGGCACGCGCGGGCTGCACGCCGCGTTGCGCGCCGAGGGGCTGCTACACGCCAAACGCGTGCCCGCGGTGTACCTCCGCGCGTCTGCGGCGCAGCGGCTCGCGCTGCTCCAGGGGCTCATGGACAGCGACGGCGGCGGGTCGCAGGGCTCGGGGCAGGTCGAGTTCTGCAATACGAACCACGGACTCGCGCGCGCCGTCGTCGAGCTCGCGCGGTCGCTCGGACAGAAGCCGGTCATCGCCGAGGGACGCTCGACGTTGTACGGCGTCGACAAGGGACCCAAGTGGAGGGTCACCTGGCGCCCGACGGTCAACGTGTTCCGATTGCCGCGCAAGCTCGCGCAGACCAAGCGCCCGACGTCGCAGGGGCTTCGGAATCATCATCGGATGATCGTGCGCTTCGAGCGCATCGGGTCGCGGCCGATGCGGTGCCTCACGGTCGACTCGCCGCACTCGATGTTTCTCGCGGGCGAGGCGATGATTCCGACTCACAACACAAGGTCGGGCGCCGAGTGGGTCAACACGCAGGCGCGCCTCGACCCGAACGCGCGTATCGCGCTCGTCGGCCGCACCGTCGACGACGTGCGCGACACGATGGTCAAGGGCGAGTCGGGCATCATCGCGTGCTCGCCGCCGTGGTTCCGGCCCGAGTACGTGCCGAGCGTGCGCGCGTTGCGGTGGCCCAACGGCGCAATCGCGACGACGTACAGCGCGGACAAGCCTGACCAGATGGCGGGGCCGCAGCATACGAAGGCGTGGTGCTTCATCGCGGGGACGCTGATATCCACGGCGCGCGGCGACGTCCCGATCGAGTCCGTCGTGGCCGGTGACCTCGCGTGGACGCGTCGAGGGCTGCGTCGCGTGACGGCGACGGGCCACCATGCCGCCGACGTTGGGCGCGTGCGGTTCTCGACGGGTGCGACGTTGACCGGCACGGGCGACCATCCCGTGCTCACTCCGGACGGCTGGACGTCGCTCGACGCGCTCGCAGCCGGGCAGACGGCGTTCGCATCGGCGCTGCTGTCGCTATCGCGCGGCGCGCACACGCACGCCGTGAACGTCGCGGCATCGTGGGATCCCGCGGGCGTGGCCATCGTTCACAACGTGTCCGTCGAGGGCGAGCCGGAATACTTCGCGAACGGCATCCTAGTTCACAACTGCGACGAGGCCGCCCTCTGGCGCTACTCGCGCGCGTGGGATCAGCTCATGTTCGGATTGCGCCTCGGCGCGCGCCCGCAGGTGGTCGCGACCACTACGCCGCGCGCGACGCCGTGGCTGCGCGCGTTGGTCAAGGACCCGTCGACGCGTGTCACGCGCGGGTCGACGTACGACAACGCATCGAACCTTGCGCCACTGTTTCTCAGCGAGATTCGCAAGAAGTACGAGGGCACGCGGCTCGGTCGGCAAGAGCTACGCGCCGAACTGCTTGAAGACGTCGAGGGCGCGTTGTGGACGATGCGCCAGCTCGACGCCATCCGCCTCGATGCGTTCGCCGACCTGCCCGCGATGCGGCGCACGGTGGTCGCGGTCGACCCGAGCGAGTCCGCCAACGCATCGAGCGCCGAGGCCGGCGTCGTGGTGTGCGGCATGGACCACGATGGCGTGGGCTACGCGCTCGAAGACCGCAGCGGCAAGGTGCTCCCGTCCGTGTGGGCGCGCCGTGCGATTGCGGCGTTCTACCGCTGGAACGCAGACGAAATCGTCGCCGAGATGAACGCGGGCGGCGAGATGGTGCGGACCACGATTCGATCGATTGATCCTGACGTGCCGGTGCGCGGCGTGTACGCGAGCAAGTCGAAACATGCGCGAGCCGAGCCGGTGTCTGCGCTGTACGAGCAGGGGCGAATCCGTCACCGCGCCGGGCTGGTCAAGCTCGAATCGCAGATGACCGAGTGGGACCCGTCGGCGGGCAAGTCGCCGGACCGGATTGACGCGCTCGTGCACGGGATGACCAGACTGTTCTTCGGCCGCAAGTCCGCCGAATTCAGCGAGCGCGACAACGATGCAGCGCGCACCTTCGCGCGCGACCTCACGACACCAGGGAGCGACGACGACGAATGACCAGCCTCTACGCAAACCCGCTCCCCGTCGCCGACATCGGCGTGCAGACCAACCCGCTCGCCACGCACGAGGCGCCGACGCAGCGGCGATATCGGCAGTTGCCGGTCACCGTGCCGGCGCTCAAATACGACGTCCCGACGGTGTTTTCTGCGATCAACGCGCACGAAAACGGACTCTTCAATCAATCGGCCATCCTGCACGACGCGATGATGCGCGACGACCGCTACGCCGGGTGCATGCAAACGCGCGTGCAGACCGCCGCGGGCGCGCCTCGCACGGTCAAGCTCGCCGAGCGAAGCGACGCGGAAGAGGCGCGCGTCGCGCTCGACGGTGCGGCGTCGCGGATGATTCCGAAGGGTGCGCGCGCGCAGCTCCGCGAGTGGTGCGTCGGGCTCGGCTTCGCCATCGCCCAAGTGATCAAGGTGTACGACTCGGATACGGAGTCCTGGCGCTGGTCGCTGGAGCCGTGGCACCCGCAGTACATCTACTATCGGCTCGACATCGAGAGCTACCAGCTGATCACGTACGAGGGCATCGTCGACGTTGGCCACGGCATTCCGGGTCAGTTCGTCGTGTACGAGCCGTACGGGCGCAGGTCGTGGATGAGCGGCACGCTCCGGTCACTCGGGATGAATTGGCTCGGCCGAAATTTCGCGATGAACCGCGACTGGCCGCGCCTGATGGAGCTCTACGCGCTCGGCATCCGCAAGGCGATCGTGCCGCCGGACGCTGACCAGAGAAAAAAAGGTCCATTCCTTCGCCAGGTCAACGCGCTTGGCGCGGAGACGACAATCGTCGTCGAGCAGGACACCGAGCCAGGCGGTCCGAAATATGACCTCGAAATCGTGACGCCACCCGTGGCGAATAACGCGCAGGCCTACGACACGTACATCGAGCGCACCGACAACAACTACGCGATCCGAATCCTCGGCGTGAACCTCACGACGAAGGCCAGCGCGAAGTCGTCGAGCGGCGCGGCCGCGCAGGCGCAATCGGACATTCAAGGCGAGATTGTCGCCGCCGACCTCGCGGCGGACGCCGAAACGGAGAACGCCCAATTCTTCGGCCCGTGGCTCGCCGAGCACTACGGCCCCGAGGCCGCGGCGTCTGTCACCATCGACTACGGCGCGTCGACGGACCGCTCCGAGGCGGACCGCATCAGCGCGATCACCGCCATCGCTCCGTCGCTCGCCGCGCTCCAGGCGGCCGGCGCGGACGTCGGCGAGTTGCTCAGAGAGCTCGACGTGCCGATGCTCGCCGAGCCGCCGCCCCCGGCTGCACCACCGAACGCCGATGGCACACCCTCGCCGACCGAGCCGGTACACATGGCGCTGTCGACGGGCGACGTGCGCGCGCCATCGATGCGCCACGCCATCGCGGCGCAGCAGCTGCTCGACCAGTGGCACAGCGCAGGGATGGAGCCGGCGACGGACGTCGTGAACGCCTTCGTCGAGCGGCTGGTCGCAGTGTGCGAGTCTGGGCCAACGTTTGACAGCGTGCGCCAGTCCGTGCTAGCTCTCTACGCGCAGCGCGACGTGTCGCGGAGCTTGACCGACGCCATGCAGACCGCACGGCTCCGGGCGCGGCTCCTAGGTGGGCTCGCGGTGGTAAGGGAAGGCGCATCGAATGGACCGGTCGGCGGAGCACGATTGCGGAGGGCAGCGCGTAGGCGCTGACACGCGCGTGCCCGAACTGCGCCACGTCGCGCTCGATGTCGCCGGCGACTACTTCGAGGAGATTGCGCGCCTGCCCCCCGAAGAGGCCATCGCATCGCTGCGGCGGCGCGCTGCGGTGCCGAAGGGCGAGTTCGCCAAGATGTCGGCGCGCGAGCGCGCACAGTCGTTCACGGTCGCCGGCGTCGTCGACCTGGACATCGTGAGCGACGTTCTGCGCTCAATCGAGAAGGCCGTCGCCGACGGGCAGACGCTCGAAGAGTGGCAAGAGGCCATCGGCGACACGCTGCGCAACGCGTGGGCGGGCACGGTCGCGAATCCGAGCGCGCGGATGGAAACCATCTTTCGCACGAACGTGCAGAGCGCGTACGCCGCGGGCCGTTACGCCGAGGCGACGGACCCGGACACGCTCGCGATGCGGCCCTATTGGATGTACTCGGCGGTCATGGACGACCGTACGACCGAGGTGTGCGCGGCGTGCGATGGCGTCGTGCGCCCCGCGTCGGATGCGTTCTGGCACACGCACAATCCGCCCGCGCACTACAATTGCCGGTCGACGCTCATCACGCTCTCCGAAGACCTCGCCAAGGAGTACGGCGTCTCCCACAAGCCCCCGGCATGGTTCGCGCCGCCCATGAAGGGCTTCGGCGGTCCGCCGGACCTTGCGTGGCAACCGAAGGCGACGGATTACCCGGACGACGCATGGCGCGAGTTCCACGCCAAGATGGCGGACGGCGCCGACCGGAGGCCATCATGAGCACGCAACTGCGCCGCATCCGACTCGGTCGCGAGACGCCGCCGAGCGAGTTTCTGCTCTGGACCATCGGCCCGGTCGACACGGTCAAGGGCGTTTTTCAGTTCACTGAGGCCAGCGCCGAGCTCGTCGTCGCGCGGTTCGCGGAGATTGGGAATCGACTGCCCATCCTCTACAAACACGCGTCGGAGGTCTACGAGGCCAGGCCGAACGCCGCGAGCGCGCTCATCGAGATGCGCGGCTCCGAGTTGTGGGTCACGGACATCCGATGGACGGACCCGGCGGCCGATGCAGTGGCCAATCGCGAGTGGCTCTACGTGAGCCCCGAATTCATGGCCGACAAGACGACGGGGGAGATCGTTTCTTTGGACGGCATCGCCCTGACGAACACCCCTGCAACGAAACACGCCCCGCAGCTCGTCGCTGCTTCGCGCGAAGGAATCACCATGGACGAAGAGCAGATGGCCGCCCCTCCGGTCAACGAAGCGCCCGCGCCCCACGAAGAGCCGGACGGCGACGAGGCGATGGTCGTGAAAAAGGCAATCGAGCGCCACCGCGCCGCGATGGAGGAGCTCGCCGCTTCGCACGCCGCGTGTCGCGCGATGGGTTTGCCCGGCTACGACGGCTCGCCGTACGACGCGCCCGGCAAGATGAAGATGGCCGAAGGCGACGTGCCCGAAGGCCCGCCCCCGATCAACAAGAAGGGCATGGAGGCCCAGCAGATGAGCAAGACCACCACCGCGCTCGCCGCACACGCGGGCGCAAAAAGCGCCGAGGTGCAGGCACTCTCGCGCGAAATCGAAGAGCTGAAGCGGCGTGACCGCGTGCGCGATGCGCAGGCGACCGTCGACGAGGCGGTTCGCGCCGGTCACGTCACCCCGGCAGAGCGCAGCGAGCTCGTCGCGCTCGGCACGGACAACGCGCCGGCGCTCGAGCGCATGCTCAAAATCTTCGCCAGCCGTTCGGCCGGCTCGACGCCCGTCGTGACGCCGCACGGCGCCGGTGGCGCGCTCGCGCAGACCACGGGCGTCCGCGGCGCCGGGTCGCACCCGGTCGTGCTCTCGCGCAACGGCGCCACGCACACCGTCATGCTCAGCGCCGCCGCCATCAAAGCGGGCGTCGCGATGGGCATGACGGTGGAGCAGCTCGCCGCCTCGCAACTCGACATGGACCTGCGCTTCAAGGGCGCTCTCAAGGATTCGGAGGCTGCGGAATGAGCGCCACGACTGTCGCCCGCAATACGAACACTTTCGCGACGCAGCAGCTTGTCCCCGGGCTGTTCAACTACCCCGTCACCGCTGGCTATGCGGTACTCCAGGGTACGGCCGTCGCGGTCGTATCCGGCAACCTCGTGCCCGTCACCGCGACGAGCGGCGGCGTGTTCGCCGGGTTCGCCCGTGACAACGTGGACAACACCGCCACGCTCACCCCGCAGCCCACGTGCGGCGTGTTCAACTTCCCCGCGTTCTGGACGAACGGCACCTCGACGGACGCGATCACCATCGCGGACATCGGCGCCGCCGCGTACTTCATGGACAACCAAACGGTCAGCCGTTTGAACACGAGCGGCCTGCGCACGTTCGCGGGTGTCATCCTCGGCCTCGGCGCCAGCGACAACCCGAATTCCAGCGTCGCGAACATGGTCGCGGTGTGGAATCCCCCGCCCGGCTTCGGTCAGGCGAGCATCGCCGCTGCCATCGCGGCGGGCACCATCCGTGCGGCCTCGCAGGTCGGTACCGCGACCCTCGCGGCCGGTACGGTGACCGTCGGCAGCGTCACGATCACGGCGTCGAGCCGTGTGTTCGTGTCGCGCAACGTCGCAGCGGGCACGTTGGGCAACCTGAGCGCCCCGACGACGACGTACACCGTCGGCGCGGGAACGGGCTCGTTCGTCATCAACTCGTCGAGCAACACCGAGACTTCCACGGTGTTCTACCAGATCATCGGCTGAGCCGAGGGGAACCACCATGGAACTCAATGCAACAACGATTCCCGGACTGTTGACGGCGTTTAACGCGTCATTCAGCGCCGGCTACCAGAAGCTCGTCGCGGACAAGTCCTGGGACAAGGTCGCCATGGGCGTCACCTCGTCCACGCGTTCGCAGACCTACCCTTGGATGGACAAGGTTCCCGCGCTCGCCGAGTGGCTGGGCTCGCGTACCGCGTCCAACCTAGAAACCCGCTACCAGATCGTTCAAAATCGGCGCTACACGTCGAGCCTCATGCTCGACCGGACGCTCATCGAGGACGACCAGTTCGGTGTCTACGCGCCCGTGTTCGAGGGTCTCGGAATCGCTGCCGCGAAGTGGCCGGACATCATCGTCGCGGACGCCTTGATCCACGGCACCGACAGCACCTACGGGCTCGCGCCCGATGGCGCCTACTTCTTCTCGGCGTCGCACCCGCAGGACCCGAACCAGTCCGCGTCGCCGACGCAGTCCAACCTCTACACGGGTCGCGCGCTCACGCCGGCCAACTACGGCTATGTGCGCTCGCAGATGCGCTCGCTCAAGGGTGCCGACGGCCAGCCGCTCGGAATCAAGCCGACCAAGCTCATCGTCCCGCCGTCGCTCGAGCCGATGGCGCGTCAGATCCTGATGTCCGACCAAATCGCGTCGCAGTACCTCACGGACTCCACCAACGCGCAGGTCGGCGGCCAGACCAACATCTACAAGGGGACCGCGGACCTCGTGGTGTACGACGAGCTGACCAACGGCTCCGGCGACACGCCCGGCGCGTGGTACCTCTCCGACGACTCCAAGCCGGTCAAGGGCCTCGTCTGGCAGACGCGCATCGCGCCGCAGATCATCCCGCGTTTCAACCCGGCCGACCCGAGCGTCTACGAGAACGACCAGCTCCAGATCGGCGTCTACGCGCGAGGCGCGCCGGGCTATCTCATCTGGCAATGCATCGCCAAGTGCACCCCGTGAGGAGCGCACGATGAGCGACACTCGCCAAATCGAGGCGCGTTGCACGCTGCACGTCGGCGGGTCGCAGGTCACGCACCTGTGGACCGCCGGCATGCGTGTGCCGAACGTGTGGACGGCCTTCGAGGTCGACGAGGACAAGCTCGCCGAGCTCCAGGTCGAGTCCGCGAAGGGCGCAATTCAGTTGCGCGAGCCGCAGCCGCCGGCGCCCCCGCTGGCGCCCATCGAGCCCGCGAAGCCGAAGCGAAAGAAGGTCTGACCCGTGGCTGGCGTCGTCTACGCAACGCTCTCGCAGTTTGCTATCTGGGGCGTCCAGGCTGGCATGTTTGCGGGCGTATTCGACGACGGCCAAATCACTATCGCGCTGCAAGGCGCGAGCGACCTCGCGAGCGGCTACTACGCCGACCAGTTCACGCTCCCACTACTCGAGTGGGGCACGGACTTGTCGCGCGCGGTGTGCATCATCGCAGGGTGCGACCTCGCGGACACGCGTGGTCACAACGTCGAGGGGAGCGAGGCGCTTTTCGAGACTCGTCGCCGCAACGCGATCGAGTGGCTCGAAAGAGTGTCGAAGGGCGAAGTCGCGCAACCGTTGGTCGTCGATTCGTCGACGGACGACGATGCGGAGTCGGGCGGACTCGTGACCACGGCTCCGTCGCGCGGGTACCGCACGGATGGGTTCACGCGATGAGCGTGCAGCTCACCATGGGCAGCGCGACGCTGGAATCGGTCGCCCGCAAGGTCGTCCACATTCCGGGCGCGTTGCCTCGCATCGCCGCGCAGGTCGGCAAAGAGGCGCTCTCGCGCGTGCTCTTGGGCTTTCGGCAAGAGTCCGACCCGTACGGCAACCCGTGGGCTCCGCTGCAAGTCCGTAAGGGGCGCATCCTTCAGGACAAGGGGCTCTTGCGCGCGAGCTTCGCATCTCGCGTCGAGGGGACCAACGTCGTTCTTGGCGCGGGCGGACCGGGCGGACGATGGGCGGACGTGCACCAACGCGGGCGCACCATCACGCCGAAGCGCGGGGCGTTTCTGCGCTTCAGGTTGCCGGGCGGCGGCTGGGTTCAAACGAAGAAGGTCACCATCCCGGCGCGCCCGATGGTGCCGACGCGCGCGGGCGGCGTGCCTTCGAAGTGGTCGCTCGCGTTCGTCGCGGTGGCGCGCGCCATGGTCCGCCAGGTGCTCGCGTGACCACGCCGGACCTCGCGCCGGCGACGGCCTTCATCGCGGCGATGCAAACGGCCCTGACGCCCGTCGGGCTCTTCATCGTCAATCGGCGCAACCTGCCGCAGAACAACATCTGGCCGCGGTACGTCGTCGAGCGCGTGGACATCGTCGAGGCTCCGCTTCGGACGCAGGGCAACCCGCGATCGTTCTCGGCGGATGATCACCAGATTGCGTTTCACTGCTGGGGCCAAGTCGAATCCGATTGCGAGAAGATGCGGCAAGCGCTCGTGACCTCGGCGCGGCAGTACCTCCAAGGGCGCAACTACACGGTTCAATCGTCCGTGTGGACCGAGCCGACGTGGGCGCAGACCGGGTTCGTTCTCACGGTCATGCTCGTCGTCACTCTGCCTTTCGCAAAGGCCATCCTGCCCGGCACGACGCCCCCGGCGCCCTATCCGTCGCCGTCCACATCCGTCGGAAACGACACGAAAACAACCGTCGTGGTCGAAACCGACCAGGTCGACAGCACGTTCATCTGAGAGGCATCACCGATGGCAACCGCCCCCTCGATTTCCTTCAACGTCAACACGCGCGCGTTGGGCCAGGTCCAGACCGGCATCGGCGTGCTCGTCGTGATGTTCGGCATCTGTTCCGCGGGCACTCCGAACGCGGTGTACAGCTACGCGGGCTCGGCGAGCTCGTCGCAGGCCGCGACGGACCTCGGCATCGGGCCGCTCTCCGAGGCCGTGCAGTACCAGCTGTCGCGCGCCAACGCGCAAGTGTTCGTCGTTCCGATCACGCCGACGTACCTCTCGCTTCCGAGCAACGTCACGCACGTCGGGACGAGCACCGGAACGTTCGGCGTCGTCGCGTCGGGCCCGACGGACGGCACGCACTACAGCGCGTGGGACCACGGGCAGTGGATCGTCAAATTCATCTCGGGCGGCGTGGTCGGCACCGCGACGTTCCAATTCTCGAAGGACAACGGCACGACGTGGAGCACGACGCGCACGACGGCCGCGAGCGTCACCCTGGAGACGGGCCTCGCGGTGACGTTCGTGACTTCCGCCACGACGTTCGTGGCCGGTGACACGTACTCGTTCACCGCGTACGAGCCCACGTTCTCGACGAGCGACATGGGCGCCGCAATCACGGCCGCGTTCACGCCCAACAACCCGTACCAGATGATTCACATCGTCGGGTCGGACATGGGCACGAGCGACAGCGCGTCGGCGACGGCCTACGCGTCGCGCGTGGCCGCGCTCGAGACGGCCATCGGCACACAGGCGACCCGCACGCGCTTCGTCGACGCGTTCATCGACGGGCCGCGCGTCGCCGCGAACTCGACGAGCGACGGCCTCATCATCGCGGCCTTTGCGAGTACGGTCGCCTCCGACGTGGGCGCGACGGCGGGCATGCAGACGCAGCCGAACACCCTCGACGGCTTCTCGGTCCCGCGCTCGGTCGCGTGGCCGTTCGTCGGCAAGTCGCGGCTCGTCGACCTCGCGCAGACGACGTGGGCGCGCAACGTCGTGATCGATCCGGGGATCATCTCGATCGACACGGACAGCGCCACGCGACCCGCGCTCAACACCGCGAATTTCTGCACGCTCACGACGATGGCGGGATTGCAGGGCTTCTACGGCTGCAACGCGCCGACGCTCGCCGCGGCGGGCAGCGACCTGAACTCCATCGAGCACAACAACGTGATGAACCTCGCGAAGTCGACGGCCTTCGCCGCGCTCGCGCCGGTGCTCGGGAGCGCCGTGATCGTCGACAAGACAACCGGATTCATTTCGCAGCAAAGCGCGCTCGGCATCGAGAAGAACACGCTCCTCCAACTGCGCGGCGTGCTCACGCAGACGGGCGGCGTCCAGCGCGCGAGCTTCGTTTCGTTCCAGGTCACCAGGGACAACAACATCCTCTCGACGAAGCAGCTCGTCGCGCAGCTCGGCATCGTGCCGCTCGGGTACGTCGAGACGATTCTCGTGAACATCAGCTTCGTCAATCCGACCGTCATCGCCGCGTAAGGCTGGAGGCACATCGTGACCGCTCCCCAATACCCTCTCGTCAACGGCGTGATGTACGACTTCTCGTCGATCACGGCGATGCTCGGCGCGACGCCCTACGGCGGCTTCAAGTCGATCAGCTACAAGGACAGCCTCGAAGGTGAGCTTCAGTACGGCACCTTCGCGCAGGCCGTCGGCGTCACGCGCGGGCAGTACAAGCCCGAGGCCTCGCTCGAAGTGTACCTCGCCGACTGGTACGCGTTGATCGCGGCGCTCGGCGACGGATTCGGCGTGAAAACGTTCCCGATCACCGTGCTCTACGACGAGAACGGGACGAGCCACGTCGACGTTCTTCCCAGCGTGCGCATCAAGGGTAACGCCAAGGACTACAAGCCGGGCGCCGATGGGCTCTCGGTGAAGGTCGACCTCATCGTCATCGCGCCGATCGAGTACGATGGTCTGACCATGATCGACAAGGTGATTTCGTGACCGAGCCCATCGACAGCGAGGACACTCCGAGCGCGTACCTCACGCGCGACCAAGTTGCGGCGCTCAAGGCCGCATCGCCCGGCGTGCGGCTGTACGCGCTCGACGTCCCCGACGATGGCGTCGCGGTGGTGTTCCGCGCGCCGACGGAGGTCGAGTACCGGCCTCTGATCAACGGCAAGCTCGACCGCGCCGCCGACCGCTCGACGGTGCTCGCGCAGCTGGCGATCAAGCTCGTCGTCGCGCCCGGCACCGACGAACTAGCAACGCTCTTCAAGCTCTACCCGGCGCTCGCCTCGCGCATCGCTGGTCAGGCGATGGCGATTGCCGCGGGCGAGGGGGCCGCGACGGCAAAAAAACTGTAGACCTCGCGCTCGCTGGGCTCGACAGCCCGGTAGTCGGCGGGCCGCTGCTCACGGCATGGCTCGCGCGCGAGGACTCGATTGAGGCGAATGCCGGCGCGATGATGGTCGCGCGGTTCATGGGTGCTGTGAACGCTGCTTTGGCCAAGAAGTGAGGCGTCGGTGGCGACAGACACGGTCGAATGGGTGCTCAAGCTGGTCGACCGCGTAAGCGGTCCGGCCGCGGGCATCGTTCGGTCGCTGGAGTCGATCGGCGTCACGGGCAAGGCGCTCGGGAGCGCCGCGACGTTCGGCGTCGACGCGCTCACGTCGGCGCTGCACGTGCTCACGACGGCGGCGAAAATCTCGGCGGTCGCGGTGACCGGCCTCATCGTCGCGGGCGCCAAGATGGCGTTGGACGCCGCGTCGTTCAAAGACGACATGCTTCGATCGTTCGAACTCATGCTCGGCTCGCGGCAGGCGGCGACGGACACGTACGCGGCCATCGAGGCGATCGCCGATAAGGCCCCATTCAAGACCAACGAAGTCATGGGCGTCTTCAAGACGCTGCTCGCCGGCGGCTTCAAGCAGAACGAGGCTGAGAACATCTTCGCGGCCATCTCCGACGTCGCGGCCGTGCAGGGCGACGAGGGCGCGCAGAAGCTGAAAGACCTCACGGCGATCATTTCCAAGATCAACGCGATGGGCAAGCTCGGCGGCGAAGAACTCGAGCGGCTCTCGGTCGCCGGCGGCGCTGCGGGCGCGGGGTCGAAACAACTTCTACAACAGCTCGCCACGTCGCGCGGGACGAGCGTCGACGCTGTCCGGCAAGCCATCTCAGAAGGCCAGATCAAGTCGACCGAAGCCATCGCGGCCATCATGGACACGGTCAGGGCGAACACCGACAAGGGCGGGCCGCTTGGCCAAGCGACGCTCTTGTTCGGCCAATCGTCCCTCGGCGGCGCGATGTCGACCTTCAAGTCGCGCGTCGATCAGCTGTTCCAGGACGTCGACATTGGCCCGGTGAAGGACTTGCTCGGCTTCATCAACACGTCGCTCGCGAAAGGCAGCGTCGCCGGCGACGCCTTGCGCGCGACGTTCAACGAGCTCTTCGGCGGCGTGCTCGCGGGCGGGTCGGACTTGATCCGTCAGGCGTTCACGCCCGAAAATATCCAGCGCTTTGGCGCCGCGCTTCACGACGCGTATGTGTTCGCGCGCGACTTCGTTGTGAGCATCCGCGCCGGCTGGCAGACGATGCAGCCCGCGCTCTCGGCGCTCGGAGAGCAACTCGCGCGCACGTTCGGAACTACGGGTCAAGCGTCGGGCGCGGCGTTCGCTGGCGTGCTTGTTCAGATTGCGACGGCGGTCGTCACGGTGTCGACGAACGTCCTAGGATTCATCGAAATCATGACGCCGCTCATTCGCGTCATGTTCCGAATCCAAGAGGCCTTCTGGCTCTTCCTCGGCACGCTGTACACGCTCGGGGCGACCATCGCGACCGTCGTGCTCGCGTCGCTCGGCGACCTCTACGGCGCGATGACGGGCACGGGGACACGGCTCGTCGACGGGCTCTGGCAGGGCATCAAGGGCGCTTGGAGTGGCTTGCTCGCGGGCTTCAAGGACCTCGCGATGCAGCTGCCCGAAGGCGTCAAGAAGGTCCTCGGCATCGCATCGCCGTCGCGCGTGATGATGCAGCTGGGCATGTACACCGCGGAGGGCTTCGGGCGCGGCCTCGAATCGGGCGCGGAGCGCTTCGACGCGGCTCCGGTGCTCTCGATTGCGTCGCTGTCCGCGTCGGGCTCGTCGGGCTCGCGTGGTGGCTCGGAGGGTGCGGCGCCGTCGTTCACGATCAACATCGACGCGCGCGGCACCGGGATGGACGAACGGCGTGCAGACGACCTCGCGGCGCGGATTCGGCGTGAGGTCGAGTCGCTCTTCGACGGGACCGGCATTCAGATAGGTGCAACGTGAGCACGTCCGCGCCGTACTGGAACGACGAGCCGATGGAGTGGGACGCGCTACGCGTCGCCAGCTCCACCGGGCTCACGCTGCTCGCACCGGGCATCGTCGACGACCTCAAGCCGACGGACTCTGTGAAAATCGACGAGCGCGAGGCGTCGGGCGTGCAGGGCGCGACCATCGGCTTCAACGGTCGCAAGCTCTCGCGCGTCGCGATCAAACTGCGCATCTGGTCGCCGACGCAGTTCGCTCGAATCGAGCCGTTTCTGACCGAGATTCGCCCGCGTTCGAAGGGCGGCGCGCCGGCTCCGCACGACTACTCGCACCCGATTCTGGCCCTGTGGGGGCTGACGTCGCTGCTCTACCTCGACTGCGAAGGGCCGACGATTCCGGGCGTGCGCGGTATCTCGTATCTCACCATCCGATTGATCGAGTTCGCACCGCCGCCCAAGAAGAGCGTCTCGGCGCCGATCACGAAGGGCGTCGGCCTGAACGGCACGAACGCACTCAGCGCGTACGGTGCGACCACGGGTGCCGATGGGTTCAATTTCGCGGGCACGGCCAGCGCGGCGCGTCCGACGTATCTGCCGTCGGGCTTCGACGCGACCGGTGGCGTCGGCGCGTTCGGCTCGCCGCAGCCGAGTGCGGCATGGCGCGCGGTCAAGCCGAGCTCGGGAGGGTCGACGCCGTGAGCGCCACCGTCGCGGGCTACCGCGTACTCGAGGCGGTCGTGCGCATGACACCTCGAGGCGCATGGTTCGCCGACGTCGTGAGCGATGAAGCCCCGACGACGCTCGCGGGCGTCGTCGTATTCGACGCCCCTGGCGCCACGCTGACGGGCTCCGTCGTGCGCTGCGGAGACTACAGCGTCGGCATGACCAACCGCACGTCCATGCGCCTCGTGGGCGGCCGTGGTGGGCTCTCGAAGCCGCTCGCCCCGACGACGCTCCGCAAGGTCACGCCGAGCGCCATCGCGAGCGCGACGTGCCGCGCAGCGGGCGAGGTGCTCTCGACCTCGGCGACGTTCCCGGCCGGCACGCTCGACGCGTGGGCGCGCATCGCGGGCACCGCAGGCGCGGCGTTCGATGCGTTGTGCGACGAGCAGGCAATCTCGACGTGGACCGTGCTCGATGACGGCTCGATTTGGTTCGGCGCGTACGCGTGGCAACCCTCGCCGCTCGACGCTGCGGACCCTCCGATCACCTCGATGGACTCGGACGCCGGCATCGGCTGGGCGACGTACGCGGTCGACTCGCTCGCGGCGCGCCCGGGCCAGACGATCGGCGGCATCCGCATCGCGGCCGTGGAGCATCGCATCGACGTTCGTGGTATGCGGACCGAGGTGCGGTATGCGTGACCTCGCGACTAGCCTGCGTTCGATCGTCGAGGCGCTCACCTCGCGCTTCGACTACCACGCGCTCTATCCGGCGACGGTCGTCTCACAGGCCGACGACGGCACGGTAGACGTGCGCCCGGACAACCCGCGCGCCGGCAAGGTGCTCGCGGACCTGACCGGCGTGCGCATCCGCAACGGCATTCCGGGGCTCAAGGTGGTCGTGCCGAAGGGCGCGCGCGTTCGCCTCGGATTCGAAGGCGGCGACCCTGCGCAGCCGTACGCGGCGCTGTGGGATTCTGGCTCGCTCGCGGGCGTGCAAATCTACCTCGCGGCGGATGCGTGGGCTGTGCGCGGCGGCGTCAAGGATGGCCCTCAGTCCTTCGTGGGAGTCGACGAGAACGGCGCGATTTCGCTGACAACCGCGATGGGCTCGCTCATCGCTGTCGACCCGCGCACGGGCATCGTCGAACTCACAACATACGACCCGAACAACCTCGACGCCAACGGCCGCGCGACCTGGGTTGGCACCGTGCAACTCGGACCGTCGGGGTTCAGCGGCACGTTCGCCGGCGGCGTCTGCGGATTCTCGTGGGATGCGAAGGGCGGCGCGTTCACGTCCGTCGGCGCGGGGCAGTGCTCGCTCGCGCACACCGGCGGGCAACTCGGAGTCGGAATCACGCCGACATCGCTCGCGAGCGGCATCGTGCACGGCGGGTCGCCGTCGCCGCCCCCTTCGCTGACATGGCTGGTGGCACCATGAGCCTCTGCAACTTCGTCCCGCACTTTCCGATCCCGGCCATCCCGCTGCCGTCGATTCCGTCGTTCTCGATTCCGACCATCTCTCTCACGCCCGTGCGCCTGGTGTGCATGCTGGATCGGTTCGCATGAGCGCCACCGACTACGGCTACGACCTGACGACCTACGCGCAAGGCATCCAGGGCGGCGCGGGCGGCCTCGACCCGGCGTTCCGCGTCATCAGCGGCCCGCGCGTCGTTGTCGAGGCCATCGTGCGTCGGTGGACCACGCCGCGCGGCTCGCTCATCACCGACCCGAACGCGGGAATCGACCTGCGCGCGTTCATCGGCCAGGGCGTCACGCAGAACAATGTCCGGCTCATCGCGCCGTTCTTGGTGCGCGAGGCGATGGCGGACGAGCGCGTGCTCGACGCGCAGGTGGTCCCCACGTACGACTTCGCGTCGCGGACGATGACCATCGGCGCGACAATCACCCTCGCGCAAGGGCCGTTTTCGTTCGTTGTCTCTGCCAGTGCGGAGCGCATCATCATCCTCTCGGGGCCAGCATGACCACGCCGATCACAGTCACGCTCGCCGACCTGCTCGCGACTCCGACGCAGCAATCGCTCGTCGCCGACGCGCTCGGAGTGCTGGGCCTGCCCGGCTCGCCGTTTCCTACCGCGGCGTGGCAACCGACGGATGTGCCCTACGTGCTCGTCAGCGCGAACGCCGCGGGGATGCTCGATGTCGCGGGGTTCGTGCCGCAGATTGCCGCGGGCGGCCTACTTGGCCTTGCGACGGGCGACTGGCTCACGCTGCTCGCCGCGAGCAACTTCGAGACGTACCGCAACCCCGCGGTGTCGACGATCCGCATGCTCACGCTCGTCGACACGAGCGGCGCGCCGAGCACGTTCGCCGTCGGCGACGTGACCGCCGTATCGGTGCAAGGCGTCGAGTTCACGAACGCATCGCCGGGCACTCTGCCCGCGAATGGCGTGCTGCCGATGCCCTTCGTCGCTGTCGTATCCGGCGCGACCGGCGACAACGCGTCGGGCCCCTGGACGATGCAGACGGCCATCGCCGGCGTGTCGATCACGGAGTCGACTGTTCAGATTGTGCGCCACGGGTCCAACGCGGAGAGCGACGACTCGCTCACGCTGAAGTGTGTTGAACGATGGGGCACGCTCGGAGCTGGCGCGAACGACGCGGCCTATGCCTACTGGAGCAAGACTGCGCCGGGCGTGACCGAGTCCGTCACTCGAGTGCGCGTGCTCGGCGACACACCGCTACCGGGGCAGGTCACGCTCTACCTCGCGACGGATACCGCGCCGGTCACGAGCGTCGGGACCGTCGGCCCGGTGTCGTTCAACGGCGCGGGCGTCGCGACCTTGACGGTCACCGCCGACGCGGTCGCAGCGCCGTACGTCAATGGCGTTCTCGTGGTCACCGCGCTCACGAGCGGCGCCATCGGCGCGGCGACGTTCTCGGCGTCGTTCGATGGCGGCGCGACGACGCTCGGCCCCTTCACGACTGCGGCATCGGTCGACTTTCCGGCGCAGGGCGTGACGCTCGCGTTCGCCGGCGGCGCGCTCGTCGCGGGCGACGTGTGGCAGTCGCAGTTGTACGCGTCGACGACGGGGCTCGTTCAGGCGTACATCTATCCGGGCCCGTCGCTGCAAGGCAAGGCGCCGACATGCGTCGACGTCTTCGTGTACCCCGCCGCGGCGTATCCGCTCACGCCCGTCGGAACGGTTTACCTCGCGAGCGCGGCGACGCACTCGGCGGTGGTGTCGGGCCTGCCCGGCCTGTTCGCGTCGATCGCGCAGACCATCCCAGTCGGCGGCACGCTCTACCGTGCGCTCTTGATTCAGAAAATCATGGAGCTTCCCGGCGTCGTCAACGTGACCTTCACGTCGCCGCCTGCGTTCGCGGTCGGCGGTAGCGGGCAGATCACGCTCGGCGCCAACGAAATCCTCTCGATCGGCTCGATCGCCGGCCTCGCGGTGACGCCGTGACGACCTATCAGCAGTACTTCCCAACGTTCTTGCCGCCGTGGCTCGCGAACGACGCGGGCAACGTCTGGGCGGGCTCGTTCGGGACGTTGGCGGACGGCATCGTCGATGGCGCGACGAACGCCGTGAAGTGCAGCATCATCCAGACCGCGCCGGACGACGCGCTGCCGTACCTCGGCGCCGCGCGCCCGCACGTGATTCGCTACCCCGGCGAGTCGGCGGACAGCTACCGCGCCGCGCTCGCGCAGGCGTTCGACTTCGCGGGCCTGCTGGGTACGGATTGGGGCATCATCACGATGCTCGCGCGCGCCGGGCTTTCGGCGCAGATTGTTCGAAACAATCAGTGGAACGCGGACGGTCACCCGGGCAACGTCGACCCGTACTGGGCGCGATTCTGGGTCGTGATTCAGAATCCGGGCACGTGGTCGGCGGGCTCGCGGTGGGGCGGCGGCGGCCGATGGGGCTCGTCGTTCCGATTCGGAATCACCGGGCTCTCGCAAGAGCTCGAGGACTACATCATCAACGTGTGCCTCACGTACAAGGCGAGCCACGCGCGGCTGATGCGCATCCGCTGCATCGTGTCCGGCACGCCGTGGGGCTCCGGATACACGTGGGGCGGTTCGTTCACTTGGGGCGGCGTTTACGCTGACATCTATACGGGAAGGCCAGTCACATGAGCACGACGATCACCGGCGACGGCACGCAGCCGCTCTCGCTCACCACCACTGGACCGAGCGATGGACCCATCGCTGATGCCTCCGACGTGAACACGCCCGTTCAAGCGGTTCTGAATGGCACCGTGCGCCTCGGAACGTTCCACGTCGCGAGCCTCGCCGCGCTCGCGTCGTACACCGGCCAGCAGCCCAACGAGCGGATATTTGTGCTCGGTTACGGGCTCTACCGGTACAACCAAGCGGGCGCGAACACCACGGACTCGCCGCGCTACATCGCCGCGAGCGGCGGTACCGGGCGCTTTGAGTGGGAGCTCGTCACCGCGGCTGGCGCGGCCGACGGGCTCGCGACGCTCAACAGCAGTCAGCGCCTCGTGCAGATTCCGCAGTACGCCACGCTCGCGATGTCGAGCGTGTCTCTCGCGTCCGCGGTCGCGGTGACGAGCACGACGTACGTCGACGTGACGGGCATGTCCATCTCGCTCTCGTGCGCCGCGGGCGACATCCTGAACATCAGCGGGCTCGCGTCCGCATGGCTCACGGGTGCCGCGAGCGCGTACGTCAAGGTCATCGTCGTCGACGGTGGCACACCGAGCGACGTGAACCTTCCGCAATACATCGATGGCGGCACCAACACCACGAACGCGAACCCCGCGATTCGGCCGTTCTCGGCGCTCTACACCGTGACCACGGGCCCGACGGTCGTCGTGAAATTGCAGGCGAAAACGAGCGCGAACACTCTCGACGTCGGCGGCGCCGCGCAGTCGCAGAACACGACGCTGCAGGTCGTGCAGGTCCGGCCGTGACCGATTTCTTGGGCACGCAGTTTCGCTTCGGCGGCGCGTCGACGATCACCGTCGCCGACACGTCGACGCCGACGCAAGTCGCCTCGACGGCCGCAGGCGCGCGCCTGATCACGCTCGCCGGTACGTTGACCGCCGCGCGCACCATCGTGCTCGTGACGCAGCCCGGATGGGACTGGACGATCTGGAATACGACCGCGCAGACGGTGACCGTCGCGGCGCAGAGCGGCGGGACGACGGTCCCCGTGCAGAGCGGCGCGATCCTGTCCGTAATCGCGACATCCGCGGGCATCGCGCTCCCCACCATAGCATCGAACCGCACGGTCGCCGCAGTGTCCGGTGCGGCGTATTCGATTGCTGGGCAGTACGAGGACGTCACCGTCGAGAACGGCGTGAGTTCGACGATCACACTCCGTGACGCGAGCGTCGCTGTCGTCGGCGAGTGGCACCTCATCAAGAGCGCCGCGGGCGCGAGCACCGCGGAAGTTCAATTGATCTCGGTGTCAGGCGATATCGATGGCAATTCGGGTATCAGCCTCGGACTGCACACCACGGCCGCCGCGTTCGTGCAGTACTACGGAGGCGGAAGTTGGGGCGTCATCTCGACGTCGAATTCGACGCTGCCGTTCAGCCCGTCGAACGCGGGCGCGCTCGCGGGCGACAGCCTGACCGCTACGTCGTTCGTGGCCGTTCAGACGGACGACGCGGCCGCATTCTTGTCGCTCGGAGCCACTGCACCGTGCACGTGGAAGCGCTATGGTGGCTCGCCCGAATCGCACGTTGCTGCAAATCCAGGGTCGCTCTGCTCCGACTACACGAACGGCGAACTGTACATCAAGAAGACCGGCACGGGTAACACCGGCTGGAAGCTCGTCACCCACGCGTGAGGACATCATGATACCCTTCGGCCCCATCGCCCTCGGCTCCCTCTCCGCGCCCGGCGCGCTGTCATCGGCGAGCGTACAGGCCGCCGCTGACCAGCTGCCGTGGGCGTTCAAGCTCGCGCTCCAGGTCTACGGTACCTTCACGGGCTCGTACATCATCGAGACGAGCCTCGACGGCACGAACTGGTCAACGGCTGTCACGGCGTCGACTACGGCCGGGATGTTCGATCTGGTTTCGCCGACGATTGGCGTGCGAGTGACGGCTAGCGCGATGAGCGCCGGCACGCTCTACGCTCAAATCGGCGGCCTCGACGCGCGGGGGTCGTGATGGCGCTCGGCTCACCCAACGTCGGCACGGACACGGGAAGCAACGTCGCGACGGACACGCCGTCGGGCGTCGGCGGCGGCGTCATCGCGACGATTTCGCTGCCGCTGACCATCCCGGCAATCTACAGCGGAATCGCGACCGCGACGGTCCCCTCGACGAGCGCGATGCGCGTCGGACAGTTGCTCGACTCGCGCGACAGCGCCACGGGCTACGTGTGCCTCTGGATGGTCCTCGCCGTGCAGACGCCGACGACGGTCGACCTGCTCAACCTCGGAGACTTCTACTCGTCGGCGCCTGGTAGCGTCATGTCGACGGGCACGACGAAGATTTCGCTCGCGCAGCGCGGGTTCGAAGTTCTGGTTTCGTCGTCGACGACCTACACGTATCCGCCTTGCGTGTCCGAATTGACCGTCGACGGCATGGGCGGCGCTGGCGGCGGCGCGTCGTCCACGACTTCAGGCGCGGGCGGCGGTAAGGTCGGCGGCGGGGCGTCGGGCCAAGGCGGATACGGCGGCGGCGGATGCTGTTTCACGACCAAGGTCCTATCTGTCACGCCTTCGACGATTGTCGCCGGCACGCCTGCCACTCTATCGGCTTCTACGGTCGCAATCACCATCGGCGCTGGAGGCTCCGGCGGCGTTGGTGGTGTCGCGGGCGGCAACGGGAGTGCTGCAACGGGTCAGGCTGGTGCGGCTGGCGGCACGAACGGGTCGGACGGCGGATATAGCGCGTTCGGATCTGTATTTTTCCCGTTTGGCAAAGGCGGCAACAAGACGAACCGCAGCTCTTCGGGGGGCACCAACGCGGCCGGCGGCGCCGCGGGCGGCACGTCGGGGACAAACGTAGTTATAGGTGGCGGATGGTTGCCCGTTGCGATCGGCGGGTTTTGCGGAAGCGCGTGCAGTGGCAGCCTCCCGCCGGCTGCCGCCAGCGGCGGCGGCGCTTCGACCGTTGGCGGTACGCCTTCGCTCACTGGCCCTACGTGCGTCGCAAACGGGCCCACCGATGCTCAGTACACGCAAGCGCTATGTTCACTGCAAGCGCCCACGGCTCCGTGGAACCGAAGCCTCGGCGCGGTGGGCACGCCTGGCGCGGCCAACACCGGCGGCGGAGGTGCAGCGGGTGCGCCGGGCGGATGCGGCGGGATGGGCGAAGAGGCTGGATTCTGCGGCCTGTACCCGGACGCAAACTCTGGCCGCCCGGGCGACGGCGGCAACGGTGGCGCGGGGAGCACGACCACGGGCGCCAACGGTACCGCGGGCGGCAACGGCTACGCGGGCACGTGCGGGCGCGGCGGAGGCGGCGCAGGCGGCGCTGGCGGCGGCGGCGGCGGCAACACATCCGGCGGCAACGGCGGCGCGTCGGGCAACGGCGGCGCAGGCTCGCAAGGCTACGTTCGAATTCGAGGGGTTGGCATCCTCCAATGAAGGCATATCAGGTCAAATCCGGCTCGGTCGTGAACGTGATTCTCGTCGAGTCCCAAGAATTCGTCGACTCATCGCCGCTTTTCGCCGCGTTCCGCTCGCCGGACACGCAGTGGATCGTAGTCCACGATGACACGCGCGTGCCCATTCAAATCGGATGGTCGTACGCCAACGGCGTGTTCATCCCGCCGGCGGACGTCGAGGCCGCGCCGGTGACCGATGGTGACTTGCAGGCCGCGAGCAACGCGGCGATGGAGGGCGCATGATTCCCGCTTGGTTGACTCTGCACAACATCATGGAGCTCGTCGGCTGGGTCGGCGCAGGCGCCGCGCTACTGTCGAAACTGCCGTTCATCTCGCCCGTGTGGCGCGCGAGGCTCGAACGCCTCGGCGTGATGGCCGGGCAGGCCGTCGTGAGCGAAAAGAAGCTCGTCGAGTCGACCACTGCAAGCGCTGCCGCAGTCAGCAAGGTGTCGCCGTGAACGACCGCATCGGGCTCGCCATCCTGGTCACGTCGCTCCTCGGCTTCGCTGTGTGCTGCACGCAGAGCGCGCGCGCGCCGCTGTACCCACTTGCGGACACGCTCTGCGTCGTCGCTGCGGAGGCGGCCGGCCTCGACGAGTCGGCGGCATCGAAGTCGTGCGGCATCGCGGTCGACGTCGTGCACGACATCGTCGGCGCGCGCAATGCCGCGAAGGCCAAGCTTGCGGCGGCGCCGAGTGCGTCGGCGAGCGGGAGCGCGAAGTGAGCGACGCCGACCGGTCCCCGCCGCTCGTTGCGCCACGCCGCTCGCGCGGCGCCGCGCCGCGCCACCTGGTCCGATTCCGCGCCGAGCTGCGCGCGCGCCGGCTCGTGCGGTTCGTGCCGAGCGGCAACGCGTCGACGACGGGCGGGCGGATTGTGTTGGAGGCGGCGCCGTGATCTCGAACATGCTTCCGACGTTCGGCGGCAACTACTTCGTAGTCGCGTCACCCTCGTACTTGCAGACCGTCTCGGGCGTCGTCCTCTCGACGTGTCCGCCCGACAGCAACTACGGGCACGGAGCGTTCGGCCCCGCGACGGCTGTCGAGCGTCCGCGGCAATCGCGCAAGGGCCGCGGCCGCGCGTGCTTTGCGCGTCTGCCTGTGCTCGTCGCGCCGCGCCGTGATGACCGCCCGCTCGGCCGTGAACGCCGCGCACGCACGCATTGGTACGCAGGGAGGCCACTCAGATGATCACTCGACATCTGCCCTGCCCGTTCCCCGACTGGCCCTACGCGCAGGCGACCGCCGCGCAGTGGACCGAGGTCACCGTCACGTGGGACCGCGAGCAAATCGCGTTCGAGTGCAACGCGCCGCGGCTGCTGCCGCCGGACGCGGCGTGCATCGCGGAGCAGGCGATCGAGGCGATCGAGCGCAGCATCCGCATGCACGCGTTCGTGCGGAGGGCGCCGTGACGTACATGGAACGCAAAGCGACGCCGTGGGCTCGCGCCGACTACCTCGCGGCGATGTCCTCGGCCATGCTCGCTCTCACGGGCAAGCGACCGCCGCGCGACGCGCTCGCGATTCTCTGGGCGCAGAGCATCCTCGAGTGCGGCAGACACGGCGCCATCGAGGGCCAGTCGTGTTGGCGATACAATATCGGAAATTTGAGGGGAGTCGCGCCAGACGGCGGGTTCACGGTGCTCCCCGGCGCGTGGGAGCGCGCGCCCGACGGCTCGACTGTCTACCCGGCTGACCAGCGGTTCCGTGCGTACGCAAGCCTCGAAGCCGGCGCGCTCGACATGCTCACGGTGCTCTCGAAGCAGGGCAACTTCGCGAAGGCCTGGGCCGTGCTGACGAGCGACACGCCGACGGCGCACGCGTACGTGCAGGCGTTGCACGACGGGCGTTACTTCACCGCCGACCCGACGCAGTACGAGCGCGCGGTCACGTCGCTCGCCATCGAATGCATGCGCGGGACGCCGGTCACCGACTGGCCGCCGACGTGCGCGCAGATGCCCCCCGAGCAGGGCTACCAGCCAGCGCTCGACGCCGCGCACGCGATGGAACTCGCCGCCGAGCGAGCCGACACAGACCCCGCACCCTCGCCCTACTCGGAGGTCACGTGAGCGACGAATCAGGGAGTCACAGTGCCGTACTCGTCGCGATTCAATCGCTCGGCGCCGCGATGCTCGCTCGCATCGACGCGATGGACGCGAAAATTCAGGCCATCTCGCCCCTCGTCGCAGAGCACGGGATCCACCGCGAGGCGCAGGCAGAGGCGGTGCGCGACCACGAGAATCGACTGCGGATGATCGAGTCGACTCGCATGGCCGCCGCCGACGTGGCGAAGCTCGAAGACCGAGTACGCGAGCTGGAAAAATGGCGATGGCTCGTGCTCGGCGCTGCGGTTGCCGGCGGTGGCGGCGCGGCGGCGCTCGCGCGCGCAGTGCTGGGCCACTGATGGCCGCCCGTCGCCGCCGCCGCATCGCGCCAGACTCGCCCGCAATCGAGGTCGACGCCGGGGTGATGGCCTGCATCTGCTCCGCCTCGGAGTGCGCGTGCGAGGTGCGCCGCGACGCGCCGATGTCCGACGCCGACGAGGTGCGGATGCTGTGGTCGATGGCGCGGGTCGTGGTGGATCGGGCGGAGGCGTAGGCTAGGCGTCGAACCAGTAGACGGCGCGCACGTCGGCCGGGTCTAGCCCGTGGTGGGCGCAGACCGCCGCAAGTGCGGGCACGAAGCCATTGTCGCCGAGCCCGATCGACTCCCAGTCGACCGCGAGCATCTCTGCGGCAGTCGCCCACGAGTGACTGTCTGCGAACGAGTACGAACGTGCCGCTTGGTCGCGCGTCCGCGATGATGCGTCCGAAGGCACTCCGCGGTGACCGAACGGCGTGATGTGACACCCGTCGAGGTCCCCGATCGCGTGCATCATCGCGCGGTCGTGGCCCGTGAACGGGTAGACCGACTGCGGCGACCCATCGGGATACGGGCGAGTGAGCACGATGCCGAGCGCATCGCGAGAGTCGGAGTCGTTCCCGAGGTACTGCCAGGCGCCATCGCGTCGGGCTTCGACGTGGACTGAGATGTCGAGGCCCATCATCCGCCCCCCCTTCGCCGCCGCTTCCATCGCGCTCCTCGCCCAATCCGCGAACGCCACGCCGGCCCGCTCTGCGGCGGCGTCGTAGCGCGCGGACTCTGTCGGGGAGAGGCGCACTTGACGCGTGTCAGTCCGCGCCTCTGCGCCGCTCTTGGGGCGCCCCGCGCCCGGTCGGCGGCCGCCGCGGCGGTCGGGCCAGAGGACGTCTGCGGGCGCGATCTCGCGGCCGTCGGGGGCGGTCACGCGCGCCGCGTAGACGGGGCGTCCGTTGCGCCAGCTGTCGATGATGTTCGCGCGCGCTGCCGAGTCGAGCGCGAACCTCGCAGGCTTCGCCCTGCCCTCGAGGTAGAGCACAAGCTCGGCGACGGGGACTAGGGGGCGAGTCACGGCCCCTTGTCGGTGTCGACCGGGCCGAACGGGTACGGCTCGACAATGATGCCGTTCCACACCTCGCGAAGCATGTCGTCGAGCCTCGCGCCCGAAATGTCCTCCCACCGGCACCGCGGCGCGCCGAGTTCTCGATCGACATCCGTCGAGTCGAGCCCGAGCCGCTCCGCAATGTCGGCGACGGCGTCGGCGCGCGACGAGTAACCCCGCGCGCTCACCGCGACACCGCCGCGTTGTGCCGCTCGGCGCTGTCGACCAGCGCGGAGACGAGGCGGGCGCGTGCGTCCGCGGCGAACGCGACGGCCTCGCCGTCGATGTCGCGCGCCTCGCGCTCGAGATCGTCGACCGCGTCGGACGCGGCGCAGTAGGTGTCCTCGATGAGGCCGTCCGGCGACTCGATGTACCAGGTGAAGTCGCGGCCGAATTGCCGAATCGCGTCGCACTGGTACGGGGTGCCGACGTAGCGGTCGGCGGCGCAAACTGTTTCGATAGTCGGCATGGTCTCTCCCTTGGTCCGGCGTCGTTTCGCCGCCACGCCATCCGAGATTCGAAGGGCGGTGCGGGGAAGCGAGGCTCACCAGCCGTATGCCTCGTCTTCGAGCGCGTCGTGGGCCTTCCCCCATGCGGGGTGAGACGATGGCACCTTGACCTCGTGCGCCCACTCGAAGAACGCGTTGATTTGTCGGACGCGAATCTTGCGCTCGTCGGCCGTCTTCGCTGCGTTCAACTTCGCCCAGATCATCGCGTTGGTCATGGTCATTCTCCCGGTTCGTCGCCGCGCTCCGTGCGCTGCTGACAAGAGAGAACATGTCACCCGCATTGAATCGCGCAACCGGAATCTACACGGCCGATGACGATTTGTGCTGCGTGCGGGGATTCACTGGGTTTTCGCGCGCATTATCGCCTCGCGACCCTTCGGCGTGAGCCGGTACGACGTGCCGCGCTCGGGGTAGCAGAGCGTCTGCGCTTCGTCCCATTCGGCGTGGCCGGCGTCGATGGCGCGGAGCACGCGCGGCGGCGGCAGGCCGTGGAACGCGCACGGGAACGCGCGGAGGGTGCGCAGGTCGGCGGGGTCATCGCGGCACCGTCGGCCGCTCTTCCATCGACACACACGCGTTGCCCGATGCGTTCATCGCGGCGTCCGCGGTGCGCAGAAATCTGACGAGCCCAAGGTGCGCCTCGATCGCGAACGCCCACTCTTCGTACGTCGCCGCGACCCTTCCGTTTCGCGCCTTCCCCTCGGCGCGCAGAACGGGGAGTGCCTCCGCAAGCGCGACTTGGCCGGCCTTCACGCAGACCGCGTTGACCGCCTCGTTGTACGCGATGCGCGCCTCGGCGAACGACTCGGCGATTCGCTCGACGGGCGACAGCGGCGGCAGTTCGTCGTCGACGGCCGGCGCCTTCGGCGTCTTGCGCGCGGCGTCCTCAATGGCCGCCGCGAGCGCGTCGTCCTCGATGTCGAAGATGTCCTGTCGCCATCCGGCGTCGCGGCCGTAATCGGTCCACTTGGCCGTCGCGATGTGCACGAGCTGCCCAAGCCGCAGCGTCGGCACTTCGGCCCACGCCGCGAGGATGCGTTCGACGATGGCGCTCTTCTGCGCAGGAGTGAGGGCGCGGCCGCCGGCTCGTAGGGTGTCGTCGCTCATCGCCTCTCCTTCAATTCGCCAGAACCCTCGCCGAGGCTCGTATTCGCCTTGAAAATCTCATTCACCACGTCCACCGCGTAGCTCCGCACCTCCTCGCGCACGAGCCTCGCCTCGGCGTCGCTCGACACCTTGCGCGCGCGGTGCTCGGCGATGTGGCGGAGCAGGCGAGACGGTCGCGCGCCTCATCACGCTCCGCCGTGAGGCGGTCGATGGTGTCGAGGAGGCTCGGAGCGGCGTCGTAGATGACCTCGATGATGGTTCTACGCCGCGCGATTTGGTCGCGATACGCGTCGCCTGTGGCGTTGTGGTCGAACCGCTCCGCGAGCAGCGCGCGCAGGGCGGGGATGTCGAGCGCGCTCACGGCTTCACCGTCCCGTCGAGCGCCGAGAGGGCGCGGGTCGCCTCGCAGTAGTTGCATGCGTACTTGTGGGCGCCGATCCGGCACGCCTCCGTTGGGTAAGCGACGAGCGAACGCGCCGACTCTGCGACCGACTCCAGCGCGGCCACGTAGGCGAGGAGCGACTGCACAGCGCCGGCCTGCGTTGCTCGCGGCGCACGCATCACATCTTCGTCAAGCGCTGCGTCGACCAGCGCGCGCCCGTGGCCACTGATTTCGCTCATCGCTTCCTCGCCTTCCTCTTCATCGCCTTCTTCACCTCTCGCACCCCCTCCCGCACCGCATCCTCCCCGACCAAGTGCATCGGCACCCCCGCACAGAACAGCAACCACGCGCGCACGGCCTTCGACTGCCTCCCGATGCTCGCGCGCGTCTGCGGATGCACGAGGTCGCCGCGGCCCATCGCCATCGCGATGCGCGCGTGGTGGCGGTCGCGGATCATCGCGGCACCTCCGGCGCAGGCAGGGCGCGCAACAACCCAGCGCATTCAAGGCACGTCTGCGCGCGGTCGGTTTCCAGGTCGACCTCGTCGTCCTGCGCTTCGCCGTCGGCTCGGTCGCTGTCGTCGGCGACGGCTTGCGCGTACGACTCGTGAGCGCGCTGAGCCGCTAGCAGGCGTTGTGCGCACCGTTCGCGCTCTGCCATCGCGACAGAGCGCCACGCGTCGACTTCCGCACGCGCGTCGGCAAGGTCATGTGCGAGCTTGTCGCGTTCATCCTTCGCTTTCATCGCCGCGATGACGAATGGCTCGCGCTTGTCGTCGTTGTCGCCGTCCGTGGGCGGCTCGACGAGTCGGAACGTCGAGCGAAACACGCTCGGCTGTGAGTATCCGAGCCGACCCGTGTCGACGTTGCGGTGCGCGACCTTGCCGAGTCCGTAGATTTGCACGAGCGGGTCGACGATGCGGACGCGACGGCCTCGGTCCGTCTTGACCGTGGACACCCAGACTTGGCCGACTTCGATCGGAGTGGTCACTTCTCCCCCTTCCCCGCAAGCGCCTCGACGACGGCGCGGACCGCACGAGCGAATCCGATGTTCGTGGCCGTTGGAATCGGGGCGACGAGCGCGGCGAGCGCCTCATCGCTCGGCCCGCTCGGCTTCACCGTCCCGTCAAGCGCCTCGACGACGGCGCGGATGCCGCTCGCGGTCGCGATGTAGCTCTGGCGCACCGGCAGGTACGCGCGCTCCCACGGCGTCGGCAGTCCCTTTCGCTCGTAGTACAGCCGTCCGAGCTCTTCGTCGCTTGGCCCGCTCGGCTGCGCGGGCGCGGCGGTCGGCTGCGACATCTTGACCGGCACCGAGCCGGGCAGCTTGCCCTTCTCGACGTGGACCAGCTCGGAGCGGACGTCGTCGGGCTCGACGTACGCGCCGCCCTCCAGCGTCCAGCCGTCGGCCTGAATGTGCGCGTCCGCGGTAGCCTTCGCGCGGTCCGCCGACTCGTACGGCCCGAGCGACGCGCCGTAGTCAACTTCGTAGAACCATCGTCCGTCGCTCTCGTAGGCCGTGACGCATCGGCGCCCGGTCATCTCGCGGATCCATCGGTCCTGCGGCGCGTGTGACGACCACCGCCATGCGTTCGCGTACTTCGGCGGACGGGCTACGCCAGCCGACCCGTCGCCGCCCTCCAGCGTCCAGCCGCGGTTCCGCGCGGTGCCGTCCGTCCGCTCCATGGTGAGCCGCATGTCCTCCGACGTAAACGACCAGCCTCCGTCGACACCGCCGAGCCACATGCGGCCCGTGCGGCTGACGCGGGACACCTCGCGGCCGTCGTCACCGCGTCGGATGTAGAGGCCGTCCGAAATCTCGACCCACGGTCCGAGCGTGCGGACCGGAGTCGACGGCGGAACATGCTTAGCCGCACCAGCCGACCCGTCGCCGCCGGTCGTGCAGCCCTGCGAGGCGCGCTCGGCGGCGAGGGCGACGCGGTACGATGCGATGTTGGCGAGCCAGTCCGGGCCGTTGATCGAGCTGCGCAGCGCCTGATCTGCGATGGACAGCGCCGCCTCGACCACGCCCGGCGCCCGCTTCAACAGCGCCTCGGCGCGGATCGCGCGAGCCTCCGCCGCCTTCCACTTGGCGCGAAGATCTTCGCATTCCGATTCGGCCTTCTTGCAGTCGATGTCGGATTCTTCGATCTTGTCGAGCGCGTGCGCGTGGTCGGCGTTCAACTCCTTGAGGGCCTTCTCCGCCGCCTCGCACTTGGCGCGCCATTCGTCGCGCTCCTCCGTCAACTTCGCAAGGTCCCGCAACGCCGCATCGTACGCGCGCTCGGTGGTCACACGGCTCTCGCACGACGTGCATCGCGCGCGGAGCGCATCGCACTCGACCCGCGCCGCATCCCGCTCCGCCGTCAGCCGCGCGACGTCGGCGCTGGGTGTGGCGGGGCGGAGGACGCGGACGATCTTGCACTCGATGCTCCCCGGGTAGCTTCGCACGTACTTCGCGACACCGCGCGACATCAAGGTTGCGCTTTTCGGATTCATACCGACGCACACGGGATCGAATGTGAATTCGACCAAGTGCCAGTAGTCCCCGTCCACGTCGCGCACGCGCCATCCGATCGTGCGCGCCTCGATGTCTGCCTGTTGCTCGGTGGTTCGCTTGGTCATCGGTGCCCCTTGTTCGGATCGAAGTCACGCGCGAGCGCCCACGTGCGGAGCACGGAGCACGCGACCGTCATCGGCGACTCCTCGCGACTCTTGATGTCCGCAACGGTCATCTCTTCGCCGTACGCGTCGACCTCGTAAATCATCCCGACGGTCCACACCGCATCCGATTCCGGCGGCGGCGCGATGAGCCGCATGCCCTGCTGAATGTACGGCGGGCAAGTGCCCGCGAGGAGAATCGGATCGTTTCCGTCGCCGGTCGGTTCGTTCATCGCGTCACCTCGAATTGTTTGCATTCACACAACATGCACTCGGCGCGCTCCTCATCGTCGACGGCGTGGCCCGTCGAGCGCGGCGCGCAGTTCGTCGAAGTCGCTCACGGTCGCCACCCCTGCGCGCGCAGCACCTCGGCGATGCGTGGCGGTTCATACGATGCCGATTTTGTGACCTTCCCGTCGGGCCGCATCGTGAACGGCGCCTTCGTGAAGTTCGACCGAGCCACCTCGCGATCGATGGCGTCGCCGTCGATGCCGCATGCCGCGTCGAAGCCGACCGCGACGAAGCGGAGGTCAGCGAGCGCGTCGGCGACCTCGACGAGGTCGACCTTGCCCATGAACCCGCACGCGTCGGCCTCGACTTGCCGCTCGATGAACGCGCGCACCGTCGATGCCGTTTCGGACTGCATTCCGACCGCCTCCAGAAGCTCGACGAACTCCTCCGTGAGCAGACGGACGCGAAGTAGCGTGACCTCGCGCGACGGCACCATCGGCGCGCTCGGCATCGCCTGCCCCGCGAGCGCCATGAACGCGCGGACGTCAGTGGCGAGTTGCGACGGGCGCGGGCGCGCCGCTTCGAATTGCAGCGAATCGCGAACCGGCGAGGGCAGCATCAGAGCACGCGCGGCGACGTCCGCAAGCTCAGAGCGCGCCGCAGTCAGTTCGTGCTCGTACAGCGCCTCGACGACGCTCGCCTGGTCGAGCGCGGCCTGCATGACGCGCATGCGCTCCTCGGCTGCGTCCGCCCGCTGCCGCTCCGCGCGCAAGTCGCGCTCGTACGATGCTGCGAGGGTCGCGGCGTACTCAGGGTCGCCGGTGGTCACGCTTCCTCCTTCGCGCGAACGATCTTGTGTGCGTCGTCGAGCTTGTACGCGACGCGAGCTTCGATGCCATCTTCGCCGACGTAGCCGATGACGGTTCGGTAGCGGCTGCGTGCGTAGTCGTACCAGCGCAGAAGGATCTGCCCGCTCTCGCCCGCGGTCGCCGTGCCGCG